CTACTGAAGCAGTAGAATTATCGTATATAGGGTTTAAACCTTGAATATATACCCTATCCCTAGATTCATAAATTTCAGTAGCATCCTTACTTATAATACCCCAACCATTACTACCTTTAAAAATCTCTCCACAACCTCTCTCAAAACCTGTTTGTTCAATAACCTTGAATAATGTTACCCCTTCCCAATGTTTTAATTTAAACTTTATTGTACCTTTTCCTTTTGTAATGTTCTCTTTCATGCTTTCCTCCTTGAATTGTTTTGTAAATTTATTATATTATACTTTTTCTTAAAACTTTCTTAACTAAAAATCTTTTTGAAACTTATCTCTAAATAAAATATTTCTGAAAACGGATTTCTGATTTTTCAAAAAAGTTCCCAAATCTCCCCAAATTGTGTAATTTACTATGTTTTATATATTTTCTCTATATATTATTGAGAATTATTATCATTATCATTTCTTTTTGAGACTAATTATCATTATCATTTTATATAATATTTTTCTTTTTTTGAACTTCTTAAAAATCTTTTCACAAATATTCTATCCTTTATATTTTATTTATAACTATTTAACTAAGCTATCTTATTACAATACCCTTTTAAAAGCCTATACTAAGCAAATATAAGCAAAATAACCTCTTAAGCTATGTTTATATACCTTTACAGTTAAAAGCCCTTATAAGCTTAGTATAGATATATTATTTAGTTACTTAATCCTTATTACTATTCAATAACAAAACAAGTATTAAAATAATAGTTCCTATATACATAACTAACTGTATAAACTCTATTAAGTTATCTTTGATAAATTCCATGCTCCATATCCTTTTAATAAAATTTAGTATATAAAAGCCTTTGTAAGCAATATATACTGTAAATATAGTCTATACACTCTATATGTATATAAATATCTTATTTAACTCTTTTATACCCTTTATATGTACAAATAAAATATAAGTACATTATTAAGCAATAATTAGCTATAAATAGCCTTTTAATATATTGCTTAATAAATAACTCTTTAATATATTTACTACTCTTAGAACTCTTTAGAACTCAAATAAAAATTAACCAAAAATAAAGGCTATTACAAATAAATCATTAAATAAAATTATCTTATACAATTAATTTGTACAATATTTATTATTTAACTTTTTGTAATAGCCTTTATTTTTGGCACCCTTTAAAAGAGATTTTTAACAGTATGATTTTTAAGTATTTGTTTTTATTGTTTTTATTTTACTTTATTATTGATAAAATTATGCAAATCTATCCAGTTATGAAATATTTTATTATTGTATCTATAATATGGTCTATGATAATTTTTATCCCAAACTTTATATTTTAAGTATTTTTTCATAATTTACCCCTTTAAATTGTTTTATTTAATGTTTTATTTGTTAATGTATTACTTTTATTAACTCTAATAGAACCACTTCTTAAACTCTTTATATCAATAGTTTTAATATAAGATACTCTTTTGTTCATCTCTTTAATGTTTCTTTTTGTTATTTTCATCTTAAGCCTTTTAATCTTTTTCTTTATTTGTTAAATATTTACTTAACTCATATTTAGATATAGAACATGCTTCATCATTTAAATAAGCTATAATATAATATTTATCATCCTCAATTGTTACTGCTGGATAATACTCAAAGTATTCTATTAAAATCAATAACTCTTCTTTACTCATACTATCTAAAATTTCATTAATTCTATTATCTGTTAATTTTTCCATTTTATTTCCTTTATTTTTAATTTTAGTAATTTAAATCAATATCATACAAGATATTATCTTCGATATCTGTCTCTTTTAACAATAAATCTAAATAACACTCAAACAACAAAGCTTTATTATCTTTTTTGAAAAAATCTTTATAAGAGTAATAAGGAATATATCCGTCCCTTTGAGTTGTATATTCTTTGATAATATCTCTTAACATTTCTTTTTTATATTCTTTAGTGATAAATTCTTCAATATATTTGCTTATTGCTAATAAATCTTTATTTGAAACAATTACATCTATTACATCTGTACTAAAATTATAATAAGATGGACTATTAAGTTTTTTAAATTGTAAATTAGTATCAATATAATAATTAAGTTTATTAATGTACTCTTTACAGTACTCTATCTCTAAGGCTTTATATTCTGTATCACTTAACTCTAAATTTCTATCTTCAATATAATTATCTATATTATAGCTATGACTTGATTCATAAAAGCCCCCAAAATTTACTGTTGTTATAGTTTCTCTTTTCATGTTTTACCCTTTTAAATTGTTGTTTGTTTAAATTGTTTAAGGAATATATCCTTAACAAGGAATACTTATAAAAATATTCCCTATAAAGATACTTAGATATTTAGTCTCCATCATAATTATAAATAACCTCGATATAAACAAATTTAATATAATACTTATTTCTTAAATCTTCATTATTGAAATTATTTATATTTTTTTCATATTCACTTAAGGACAATAAAGAATAATTATCGAATAAATACCCATCTAAAAAACCCTCCATATAATCAAGGCTTTTAAAAGTTGTTTTTAAATTATCCTCAATCATAGGCAGTGTTGCACCTGTTGAGTTAATATGCCCTTTTTTAATTAATAATACTTTAGTATCCATTTTAATATCCTTTATATTTTAATCTTACTTTTAATCTTTTTTCTTTAACTTCTTTTTTTAAAGCTTTCTTTCTAAGCTCTCTTTGATAATTACTTTCTTTAATTTTTTTCATGATTAATTTTCCTCCATTAATTGTGCAATATCATTATAACCTGTTCTAGCATAAATAACATCATTTAAACTATTTTCATTATAACCATTTATTTGTGTTATTAACTGTAATTCCTCTTCTGTTGCGATGTTATACTCAACTATGTAATTCCAAATTTGTTCTTTTGTTAAATCTTCCATTTTGTTTTATCCTTTTATTTGTTTTTGTTTAATTCTAACAACTCTTTACATATACCATTAAATTGTTCTAAGTCCTCACTTTTTGCAATATACTCATTTGTACTAATTGAAGAAAAAATAAACTCATCCTCCAGACATATAAGGTACTTTAAATCTTCCTTCATAATTTCTTTGCATTGTGTAGCCTCGCTAATCCAATCTATTAAAGTATCAATAAAGTCAACTCTATTTTCAATTCTATACTCATATAATCCATTATCAAATATTTCATCGTTTAACTTTATATGATTGATTTCCTCATATCCTGTTATACTAAATAAATCTTCCATTTTGTTTTATCCTTTTTATTTGTTTTTGTTTAATTTGTTTTATAAAAACTTTTTACCATATTTTATAACTAATAAATCTAATTTAGCTATTGTTTTTAAAACTTTTCTTTTCATGTTTGTTTCTTACATACTTTCTAAAGTTGGAGTGTCTAAACTACCATCACTTAAAACTTCAAAATGTAGATAGTTATATTCTCCTAACATACTTTGTTTGTTATTATCGTTAATAACATGAAGTCCTACATATGAATAACAAGAAGGTCTTAAGTCTATTCTAATTTCTATTACTGCTGTACAATTAATAAAATCTGTTAGTAAACCAAAATCAAACTCTTTTAAAATGTTACTCTCTGTATATATCCCTCCATCTTCTGAAGGCTGAAATGTATAATCATTATAAATACCTCCAAACTCTTTTTGGATATTATCTCTTATAGTGTCTATATAATCAGATAATACTATAATATCATCTACATTATTAATTGATTCGGCAAAACCATCTGAAGTTAACTCAAAGAAGTCATCAATAGAGATATCGTTTAAAGTGTTAATCATCTCAGTAACATTTGTAAAATTATCGTTATCAATTCTATTTTTAATTAACTCTATAAAGTCATCCATCGCATCTGTGCTGAATTTAGTTCCATTAGTAAAGTAATTAATATCTTCTTTAGATACTCCATTGTTTAAAAGCTCTTTTGTTTCGCTGTATGTTAATTCTATTTTCATTTTGTTTCCTTTTAATGTTTTTGTTTGTTAATTATATCTAAAGTTAACTTAAATAAATAAGATTTTATTATCTTTTTTAAAATTTTCTATTGATTCTTTTTTATCTTTTGAATTATTATAAATAATTTCACTTAGTACATTTTCTTTATTTAATAATATTGTACTTACTTTATTTAAAGATATAAAATAATCTTTATTACTAAGCTTGTTTAATTGATACTTACTTAATTTAACATCACTTAAATTTACTTTTTCTATATTTATTATAAATCCTATATCTCCATATTTCAATTCAGTTTTGATATATAAATCATTTTTTCTTAGTAGATAACTTTTCATTTTGTTTTTTCCTTTTTTGTTTTTTATTTATTATACTCTCTTTTAGATAAAATTGCAAGGCTTTTTAATAAAATAAAGCTTAAATTATAATATTTTTTAGATGTACTGTATGATTATGTTATGATAGATTGTTTAATTAGTATTGATAATAAGTATCGTTTATTAAATTGGTTAATAATAAGTTTTGTTTTATTGGTTTTGATAATTAGTTTTGTTATCATAGGGGGAGGATACACGGATATTGATAATTGTTATCATCTGTACCGACCCAAATATAACTATTAAACCCAAATACCTATTTAAGCTAACTTTAAGAAATACACCAATCAAACAACCCCCTACACAATTATCAAACAAACCACGTTTAACAAACCCATTTGAAACCTTCTCACAAAGGATACTCAAAAAAGAATACCCCACTAACCTCACCCAAAAAGCCCCCTCTTTTTAAAACTCACTAGAATAAAAAATTAAAAAAGGACTAAAAAGACCTTACCTTAACCCTAAATCCCATTTAAGAGAATTTATTAAAGGTTCTTTATCTCGAAGTAAATCCTCATTAAGAAGTATTTCTTTAGTTTCCCCTTTAAAAGAAAACCTCATTAAGTAATTTGATATAATATAATTTCCTTGAGCCTCTTTTTTATCAAATACCCCATAAACATAAGTATACGTAGTTATCTCATGAGAATATACTGTATCATTGACGGATAGAATCTTAATAGGTAACTCTTTGAAGTATTCTTTTAGGTGGTTTACTGAAATATTATTAGCTTCTTTATTTAATTCTTTTGTGCTTAGCATTTATTCTCCTTTTAAATTAGTATATAGCAAGATTTCTCTCGCAATAATTTATTAAATCTTCTAAAGTTGTTTGTCTAGAAGTACCATATGCAAAATCTTTTGTAAAATCCCATAACCTAAAAGAAGACTCTGTAAAGTCAATACCATAAAGTTTATCATAAATAATAAAACCTCTTTTAGCACTTTCACTAATATCAATTATTCTAAAAGAAGCATCTTCAATCACTAAGTCAAATCTTCCTTCTTTAACATTACATGAAATAACTTCTTTTGTATAAGACTTTTTCATTAATCCTCCTTTTTTAATTTTCCCTTTTAGTATAAGTTAAGTATCAAAAACATATATAATTTACCCTTTTTGATATAATTTATATTATATATGTTTAACACTTACTTTCTTTTTACTTACAATCTATAAATAATTCTTTATCAAAGTCTTCACTTTTCATATCTTTTCCTTTAATCTTTACTTAACTCATAAGATTCATTTCCGTTTAGCTCTAACAAGTACTGTTGTCTAAAATTATCCTCAGTAATATCTTCCTTTAAACTCATTAACTTAAGACTATCTATTAAATTATCCCAACCAATTTTCTTAATAAAAATAATACTATCACAATGTTCATTAAATTTTACCCAAGAATAATCTTTAAGTAAACTAAACTCTTTATATTTTTCTAAAAAAGAATTAGGTACAAGAATTGTTCCTTCTTGAATTTCTTTAGAACTACAATTAAAAGGAGCATCTGAGTAATCCCTTACAAGAATTCTTATTAAGTTTTCTTTGAACTCTTTTTCTTTTTTATTTGTTTTTTTAATGAACTTTAATAAATTTGTGTGTTTTATGTATTCTTTGTGTTTCATATTATATCTCCTTTTTCTTATTAAATACTTTATCATATAGCACCCAATCAATTATTTTTTCAAATATATTTCTTGAATTATATCTATAAACTTCATTTAATATGTCATATCTATCAATTAACTTATAGTACATTGTAGTTAACTCACTATAATCCTTTGTTAAATTATTGTAATCATTTGTTAAATTATTAATAATTTGTTCTTTTTCAGCACTTTCTTTTATTGTATAATCTTTTATACTAAAATAATGTACAATAGTGCCATCGTACTTTTCATCTTTTCTATATGTAAGTTTATTTACAATATTTTTTGCAATTTCCTCTGAAGCCATTTCTTTAATAACATCTATTGGTACATCAAAGTTACTACGAAAATCCTCAAATACATAATAATTAAGCACTTCAGGTTCAATAGTAATTGTATTAAATGATGCTGAATTAATATCATTAACTTTATAACCACTCTTTACATGAACTTTTAAAATATCATTCATTTATTCTCCTTAACCCAATAATCTAAGTAAGTTTCTTTACAATAACTATCATTAAAAATATTTACTTTACCAAAAAACTCTATTGAGGTTTTACTCTCTTTATCAATATCTCTTAAAATGTATTTGCTATGCTTATTGTTAAGACATTGCCAAGTATCAATACATATAAGAATATTACTAGATTTACCTTTTATACTATTTAAACAACCCTCTACATAAACTATTTCATAATAATCTTTTTCTTTAAAATCTGCTTGTAATGTACTTATAAAAATAAGACTCATTAAAATTGCTTTATAAAACTTTTTCATTCAACACCTCCTATAAGTAAACCTAATACTAAAAATGCTATTACTAATACTATTGCTTGAAAACCTATATCTTTAATTATATTCATAAGTCATACCCCTCAAAGTCTCGGTGGTCAAGAATATAGTCAAGTTTCTTTAATGACCAAGCCTCATATAATGAATAATTATCATCAATATATTTCTCTAATATACTTGACCAAATATTCTCTTTGATACTAACAACTATATACTCTTTTTCAATAGTTTCATTAAAAGTAATTTTGTAATAACCTTTCTTTAATAAGAACTCTTTACTTGAATCTATTTCTTTAATTGCTTTAATTTTCTTTTTCATTATTTCTCCTTATAATTTCATATTTTTTATAATTGTATTTTTAGGAACATATATTTGATACTTATCTTTATAATCCCAACAACTAGAATAATTAGGTAAAGTTGTTCCTATGCCCCAATCAAATTCTATACTAGGTATACATTCTGTTTTTACAATCTTTGGTGAATAATCCCCTTCGAAAACCTCTGTTCCATAAGCTTCAATTTTACTTAATACTTTTGCTTTATTTTCTTTTTGGATATAGAATATATAATTTTGTTTTTCAGAAATACCACCTGTACCTAATACAAAGTTACCCTCTATTGAAGATATTCTTTCAATACTATAAATATTAAATTCAGTTGTATTAAAAGACCTTTCTCTAAGTTCTCTATTTTTATAATTATTATAAACAAAAAGGGAACCTATAATTATTGCTGTAACAAAGATAGGTATTATAATTTTTTCTTCATTATTACTAACAACATTAAGTAAAGCTAATATCATCCATATCAACATAAAAAATATTATAGAAATTAGAAATACACCAAGAAAAATAACCATTATAGCCACCCCATTTTATCTAAAAATCTATCCATTAAAGTTGCTTTTCTACAAATAATACCTTTTTGAACATTTGGTTTAATATTTCTTATCTTATTTTCATTCAAGTTAAGAAAAGGGTTCTTTTGAGTAATTTTACCTACAAATTTACCACCGAAAGCTATATTATAAAGTACAACAAAGTCATTTTCCTTAATATCTAATTGAGTAACCTTTTCAAGAGTTTCTTCTGAATAAATACTGAAAGAATTTCCTAATGAAATCTTACAAATTGTTTTATGTTCTTTTTTAAATCTATTTGTTCTATCTGTTCTAATTGTTTTCATATATTCTCCTTAAACTTTTACTTTAGATACTTGTTCTTGAAAATCTTTGAAAGTTTTTACAATATCTTTATACTTTTCAAGTCTTGTTTCTAAAACTTCTATATGGTTTTGGTATTTCTCATTAGCTCTCTCACTTTTGGCTAGTAACTCTTCTAACTCATTAGCTTCCTCTACTAAATATTGGTGGTCATTCTGTAATAACAGATAATCCCCTAAAGTATCTTCAAATAATTCTGTATCTTTAAATAATTCTTCTTCTTCTTGTTTATTAAGAATAACCTCAACACCATTTGTTAGTGTATACTTTGTAAGATTATGTCTTACTCCTAAACTTCCTATGTATTCTTTTTGCATTCATTCTCCTTTACTTTCTAAAATTTTACTTGCTAATATATTAGCTGTTCCTTCACTAATTTCCCATTCCATATGTTTTCTATAACAATCTTCACAACCATAATGTCCATATAATTCATTTGCTTCTTCTTCCGATATATCTTGAAATCTACAACTATCACAATATAGATAAGTTAACTCCTCAAATAATATCTTTGCTATACTTTCTTTTGTCATAATTATTCTCCTTCCTTTGTTTTTAGATAAGGGTTTTTAGAATCCCCATTTGTTTTTGCTTTGTAATAACTGTTTTTCAATATTTCTCCTTTTTAAATAAAATGTTCTCTCTTTTCATATAACTATCCATATATCTAGTTATCATGCCTTTGTTTTTCTCTTCATAATCTAAATAAGATAACACTTCTTCAACAATATCCATACAGTTACTAAAACTATATTCTAATGTCTCAGTAGGATATGTGTTCTCATATTTAAGTATAATCTCTCTTATTTTATCTCTATCAATATTATTCAATATTTCTCCTTTATTTTTGTTTTATAGAAAGTATTATATCAGATAGTTTATAAAAGTTTGCTTAATTAAGTAACAATAATAAGATATTTTGTTTGATTTTTTATTAATTTGTAGTTTTATAAGTTTTTTTGTGTAAGAAGAGGGTTATTAGCCCTCTTTTAGTTGTAATTTGTTTGTAAAAAGTTTTTCAGCAAACTCTGAAACGGAAGACCTAGCTACTTTATGTAAGGTAACTCCATATAAATTAATATCTGTTTCCATTTTCTTAGTACAAGAGTCTAATAAAATACTTAATCCATTATTATATTTAGTTAAATAAGGATTATCAATCTGATTTTGTGAACCAATACATATAATCATTGAGTTTTTACCAACTCTTGTTAACATTTTTTGAAAAGAACTAGAACTAGCATTTTGAATTTCCTCAAAAATTATAATAGAGTTAGGTCTTAAAGTTCTACCTCTTAAACCTAATGCAGTTAAAGGAATAATATTATATTTTTTCATCATATCCTCTTTTTCAGCATTAATTTTTTCTTCTAATTCATTTGCTTTTAATTTCGAATTACTATGTTTCTTTCTAGCAATAAAATCTAAGGTATCATCTAAAGGTAAAAAGAATATACCATTTTTTTCAGAATCCCCGCCCTTTCTGAAACCCTGTTGTTCGGCTTTATCAACATCATCTACACTGTTTCTAATATAATAGATACATTCATACTTTTTAGCTTTTATAAGCTTCATAGCATTTGATAAAGCACTTACAGTTTTACCTGAACCACTTAAACTTTCACAAATTATTATATCATATAATTGACTCTGAATAGCATTACTAAAGAATAATTGACCTTTATTAATAGGACTAGCTTCTTGTCTTCGTAAATCTGTTTCCTTTTCCTTTGAAATATAATCAATTTTACCTTCAGGAAGTACACTAATTAATTTTTGTTGATTAGTTTCCTCACAAGTAATAGTATAATTATAATTTCTAGTACAATAATCTTTATCAATATCATAAATAGTTAAATTTGAGTTATTTCTAATCTTAGAAAAAATATCTGAACTAACCTTTAATTCTTTTGAAAAATCTAAATCAACATTATCTACCTCAATTAAAGAAGTAGTCTCTAACCCTAACGAGGTTGCTCTTATCCTAGCCATAACATCATTAGATATAAATATCTGTTGTCCTAAAAAAGTATCGGAATAAACTTGTACAATTTCTAATATCTTTAAGTCATTACTTATAGAACCACTTTCTGAATTACATAATTTATATTCTTTTTTTGAAACTATCTCAATAGAAATACCATTTAGGTTTATCTTCACAACTGAGAAACTACCATAATCATTTGTTGATATAACTTCTGCTTTAGATATTGTTCTTCCAAACTCTCTTGCATTATATCCTAGTTCGGATAATAAAGACTTTTTAGAGTCTAACTCATCAATAACAGTTTCTGAAATAACTAAAGTAATATCATCTTCTGAATTATCAACTTCAGCTAATATTTTTAAATTTTGACTATCTAATAATAATATATTAGTATCAATATGTTTGTATTTTTTCACCAATCTCCTTTATAGTAAAACCTAAGTAAAATAATCTTTAAATTATTTATAAAATTTAGGCTCTACATTGTATTTTGTAAACATTTCTTGCAAAACTTTTGTTAATTTTTGTTTTTTATCTCGATATTTAGGTAACTTTTTCATATCTTTTGTAAAATTATTTTCTAAAATAACCTTTTTAAGCTCATTATAAGAACTCTTTGTTAAAATAGGCTCTTTAGGTTTCTCATTTGGGTGTACAAAAGGTAAATGTTCTTTACTTAACCAAGTAGCCATCTGTACTAAAACATTAGGAAGTTCTTGTAAAGAAATATTATACCTTTTACAGTTATTTTCAACCTTACCAAGTAGAATATTGCATGAACTACAACAAACACCCCTTATTAATCCAGTTCCACCAACCCCCTTTATATGGGAATGTTCTAAGATAGCCTTTCCATCTTGTATTTCTTTACCACAAAGAGGACAAGTATTATTTATTTCAGATAATAACTTATCTCTAAGAGGTTTTATATCAGAGTGTTTTAATTGAATTAATTCCCCTTTAGGAATAAGACTTTTAATAAAGGTATTCATTACTATTTAATTTACAAACTTCATAGTTAGGCTCATAAAGTTCATTTAAAGGTTGCTCTCTCCATTTTTGCCACTTCTGACCTTTACTTCCAAAGGTATCCCATTCAGCTTTTTGTTGAGGGTCTTGTTTTCTACAAGAAATATGTTTAAAAACTTCTTCATTACATTTGTTATTATCATAACCTAAAATCTCACTAGCATTTACACTAAAAACTTGTATATCTTGTGTTACATCTATAAAGGAGTCAACACTTAACATATTACCCTCTAAATGTTTAAACCAAGAATCATACAATGCTAAAGTATTTTTATCAATAGCTTTTTTATCAGTTAAATATAATTCAAGTAACTCTTCAAGAACTTGCTTAACGTAAGTTTCTCTACTAATATTATTAATGTTTCGTTCTTTTCTCCATTCTCTTAGAGAATCTGTTAATATAAACTTTTCTTCTTTTTCTTTATTCATTAATCTCCTTTAAACTAAAAGTATCCAAATGTAAACTTTTTAAAAAAATCTGTGTTTCAGTTAATTCAGGATTTGAGAATCTTATATAACCACTATAAAATGCAAATCCTCCAATTAAAACTAAAAATATAAATTTAATTATACTATTTTTGTTCATTAATCCCCTTTAAACTTTACTTTTAACAAATGAATCTAAATATAAACTCCCAAGAGCAATACTTAATAAACAAAATGTTAATAAAAAACTACCTAAGAAAGTAGTTATAACAGATAATACTGATAAAACTACTCCTAAGACACCAAATAAATGAACTAAATTTTTATAAAACCAATTAATAAACTTATTCATTAATTCTCCCATAATATACCTTCTATTTCAGATAAAAACATGGGAAATTCCTCTAAATCAGAAGCAAAACCAAAATGTATATCAGATATATCTAACTCATAATTATCTAATAAATCAATGAAGTATAAAAATCTTTCATTACCCTCATTTAAGGGATTACCTTCATTAACTAATTTATCAAAAAGGTATAACCCTTCATAACCTGAATCTAATTCAACTACTGCTAATTTTCTTTTATTCATTAATTCTCTCCTTCAATATCATTTTTCAAGAAATTATAACTAAAATATATCCCAGTTAAGTTAGTAAATAAAAGAATTGCTCCTTGAACCCACATTAAAACAAGACTATATTGAATAATAAATCCAATACTTATTACTGAAATAAATCCTAAAATAACCCAAAGTAAATAAATAAAGGCACTAATACCTAATTGTAAAAAACCTTGTTGTAGTATTTTTAATTCATCTTTATTCATATATCTCCTTTCCATAATTTTCTAATCTTATCATTTTTATAGAATGAGGATTCTTATATTCCAAAGATACAATACCCTCAAAACCATTACCAAAAATATCTCTAAATTGTCTTACAAAAAAAGTAAATCTTTTAGTATCTCTGAAAGTATTTTCAATTGAATTACCCTTAGTATTTGGAACTTTTAGTTCTCTATACATTTTAATAAATAACTCATAACAAGCTAAATAAGTCTTACCATTTCTTCTAGCAAAGAATAATTCTGCAAATTGATTTTGAGTAAACTCATGTCCTTCATTAGTAAATAAAGTATATAAGTCAAAATTTCTAGCATAATTAGTACCATTTGTTTTAATATAATCTTCAAAATCAAAATATTCTAATGTGTTAACAAATTTCATATATCCCCTTTATAATAAGATATTTGAAAGGGAAATTAATCCCAATCAATTTGTTCATCTTCTGTTTCAGTATCGGAATCCTTAGAATCTTCTTTATTAGCTTTAATTCCTTGCTTTTGTTCTGCTAAGAATTTTGAAACAGCTTTCATGTTTTCCATTACAAGTTTAGAAAAAGTACTCTTATAATCTTCTGCTGAAATATCTTCTGAGAAAACAGCTTTCTTAATAAAGTTTCCATCAGCATCTTCTTCAACATCAATTTTAGCAATAATTTTAGACTTTTGTTTACCTTTATTTGCTTCATTAAAATCATATAAGAAATCTCTATCATTAGATTTTACTTTTTCAGTTGTCATAAAAGGTTTCCATTCATCATTGATTTTAACTAAACCAAATACATGAGCTTCAAAACTTACTTTTCTATTATCAGGAATATTCTTTCTTGTTTCAGGTTTTTTAGGGTCAACTTCATATTCAGTAAATAAATCTTGTCTAATTTGATAAAAAGATTTCTTAGAATTAAAGTCAATCATTGATTTTTGACCTTCTGTAAACATATTAGGTGCAAAAGTTGTTGAAACGTTATCTTTAGCATTTGGAATATATCTAGAACCACCATATTGAATACCTGTAATAACTATCTCAGGATTATCTCCTAAATTTTCTCCAACCAAACTTTCTTCAAAGTTAATACTTCCAGTATCTTTATCTTTAACAAGTTTAGTACCATAGTAGTAAACACCACTCTCAAAAACAAATTCTTTATTTTTTTCTTTTTTAGCTTGTCTATTAGCAACTGTAAATCCTGACCTTTGATGTCCTGAACTAAATTTTAATTCCAAAAACCCTTCAGGCATAAATGATGAAGCTCCACCACTAGATTCTGTATCAGTAATCTCTCCAGCATCAATTAATAATTGTAAAGCTTCTTCAGGTGTTTCAGCAATACCCCCCTCAACAAATTCATTTACTAAGTTAGTTTCCTCAGCATTTAGTGTGTGCAATTCTCTTGCCATATATTTTCTCCTTTTTATTTTAAATTGATTAGCCTTTTGGTTATTTTTGGCAACATTTCTTTTTAAACATTGTAATTATATACAACTATTCCTTAAAGTTAGGTTAAATACTTTAAGGAATATAATATTTTACCTAAATTGTTCTAATATTGAACTTGCTTCTTCCCAATCACCTTTAGTTGTGCCTTTTCCGTACTCAGTAACTTTAACATCAAAGAAATTACTGAAAGAACTTGCATTAATCATCTCCTCCATCCAAGGTAATGGGTTGTCTTTAACTTTAAAGTTGGGTTTCATACCTAATTCAAGTAATCTTCTATCTGCAATATATCTAATATACTGTTTCATTTCAGATAAAGTTAGTCCTTTTATTTCACCTAAACTAAAGGCAAAGTCTAAAAAGTTATCTTCTAGCCTTACTATTTCTCTAAAAGCTTCATAAATATCAAATTTTAATTCATCTGTCCATATATCATAGTTTTCTTTTATTAAGGTTCTGAATAACCAAGAATGTCCCTCACAATGTTGATTTTCATCTCTAATTGACCAATCAACTGTTGTAGAGAGTCCTGAGAACATACCATGTCTTTGGAAATTCATTAAAATAGCAAATTGACTAAATAGTAATACTCCTTCAGTACCTCCTCCATAAACAGCTAACATTCTAGCCACATCTTGTCTAAATCTAAAATTAGCTTTATCTCTAATCTCTTCTTCGGTTAAATTATCCTCTCCACAAGTTTCCCTAACTTCATCAATATATTGATAAAAGTGTTTAACCCTAGCTTTGTGTATATATTCTAATTTTTCTTCCATACATTCATACTCTCTCCACTCATTGTAGAATGTATCTTCATTAAACTCCCCTACTGTATCAGTAAAGTTAGCATAAGCATCAATGTGGATGTTCTCTCTATTAGCAAAGCATCTTAACATCATTTTTACTTCCTGAGGTTTAAATATTCTTAACTCAGCATCATAACCACTACCAACAGCTACCTCATTTGTTGTAAATGTTCTAAGTATATTAGTAATAAGAAACTTATCAACATCGGTTGCTTTTGTACTCCAATCTTTTACATCAGGGTTTAAATCAATTTCTTTCTTTGTCCAATGTAAATCTTCATGTACCGAGTAGAAGTTATAAGCCTCAGGGTATATAAAAGGCTTATAACTGTATTCATCTTTAACTTTTAATAAATTATTTTTCATTTCTCTCCTTTACTGACAAACCAAGCACTCATCATACCTAGTATCTTCTTCGATTTTATGTCTTTCAACATTACCACCCACAGTTGCTCTTTTAGGACTTGTACTTCTACAATAATATAGAGTTTTTGCTCCTAATTTCCAAGCCATTAAATGTAAACCTAATAAGTCTTTCTTATTAACATCATGGGGTAAGAATATATTAGTACTTTGCCCTTGGTCAATATATGGAGTTCTATCTGCTACTTGTTCAATTATGTATCTTTGGTCTATCTCAAAAGCAGTCTTAAATACTTCTTTACTAAAATCATCTAGCCACTCTAAATGTTGAACAGAACCTTCATGGGCTAATATAGATTTCCATTGCGATTGAATCCATCTACCATCTTTATTTAATTCTTTAGCCTTATCTTCTATTAATTTAGTTAAATACTTATTCTTAACTGTATGTGCTTTAGTCTTATTTTTATGAACATAAGCATTACTTTGCCAAGGTTCTATTCCAGCACTAACTCCTCCACATAGAATAGATATTGAACTTGTAGGAGCAATAGCCATTTTATTTGTAAATCTTTCAAGAACACCATGTTTTTTACCTAACTCACAAGAACCTCTTTCTTTAGCTATTTTTATACTTGCTTTATCTACTTGCTCTTTTAAAGAACTAAATATTTTTATATTTAAACCTTTAGCCATTGGGCTTTCAAAAGGAATATGTTTTAATTGTAATAAACTGTGCCAACCCATTACACCTAACCCAACTGCTCTCTCTTCTCTAACAAAGTTGATAACTCTTCTTAGGAAGGGTTTTTTCCATTCGGGACTTTTTTGTAACTTTTCTTCATATTGAATTAAAACACCGTCTAAAAAGTACATCATATCTTCAATAAATAATGAATCATCTTTCCATTCATCATATTTCTCTAAATTAACACTACTTAAACAACATACTGCTGTTTTATCTTCCGTAACATTTAGTAGAATCTCACTACAAAGGTTACTAAAAGTAACACTTAACCCTTCTTTTTGGTATAATTCACATAAATTTTTATTAACATTTCCTTCAAATAGTATATAGGGTTCACCTGTTTCAATTCTAATTGTTAAAATTTCGGTAAATAGTTTATAAGCATCAACATACTTTTCAACAGATTCAGTATCCACAGATTTTAAGCCCCATGCTTTTTTATTTATAACTGCTTCCATAAAATCATCTGATAAAACTACTCCTTGATGTAAATTAAAGCATTTTCTATTAGTATCTCCTCCAGTAGGTTTTCTTAATTTAATAAACTCTTCAATTTCTATATCTGAAATGTGTAAGTATTCTGCTTTACTTGCTCTCCTTAACCCACCTTGTGATACTGCATTAACCATAGCATCATCTACCTTATAAAAAGGAATTTTACCACTAGAATTTCCAACATTAAAAATAGGTCTACCTACACCTCTAACATTTTTCATCCTACCAATTCCTCCACCTCCTGAGCCTAGAACTAAATCTTCCATAAATCCAAAAGCAATACTTCCCATATCATCATTTGTAATACTTTTAAAGCAGGATATAGGATAGCCTCTATCTGTACCTGAGTTAGATAAAACAGGAGTTGCTCCACTAGCCCATTGTTTATATAAATAGTCTTTTATTCTCTCTGCCCTCTTAGGGTTATCTCTACAATTATCATAAGCAACCCTATGATAAAGGTCGTGTATTGTTTCATTTGGTAAAAGGTATGAATCTTCAAACATAGCTTTAGCAAAATCATTAACTAACAATTCTCTTTCCAATTACTCTCCTTTCTCAACAATTTCTTGTTCATTTGTATCTTCAGCATTCTCAACTAAAGAATCTCTATACTCTCTCCATTTAACTAATCTTTCATTAGCTTCTATATAATCAAAAGTAAAATCTCTAATAGTACCTTTACATAAATCATCTATCTCTTTATCCGTTAAAAATCCTTTATAAACTTCCTCAAATAAGTGTCTTTGTGTTTTATCTGTAAATTCAATATTTTGTTTTTGATACGAAGTATCTCCAAAATTATAACTTTGCTCTTGGTGTATATACCATTCTCCAAACTTAACCGTAAAACAATCATCACAAACTAAACTCAATAATGAACCAGCACTACTAGCATGGATTACTTGAGCAATAACTTGTCCTTTACTATTCTGAATAGCATCCATTACTGATAATAACGTGAATTTGCATCCACCCCAATGATTTACCCTAAGAATAGTAGTATCATATTCAGTTTGAGTATCTAATAATCTAGTTAAATCCCTAACTTGACTAGGATTTTCAAAATCTTTATCTATATCAAATTTATAAACATTACTCTCAGAGGATTCAACTACATATGTATTTAAGTCAAAATCTTCCATTAAATACCACCAACACCATTCACTAACTTATCCTTTGCAAGATTAACTAAATAAAACCAACCTTGATTATCAATACTTCTAAATCTAAGTTTACCAAAAGTATCTAGTGAAGCCATATTGGTGTACTCAACTCCGTTAGCACTTTTATTAGAATATTGTATGTAATAATTACCTATTCGTTCTTTTTGTTTAGCTTTTCTATTCTCAATTTCTTTTGAATGTATTTTCTTTTGTTCTTTATTCATTAATTTCTCCTTTATTTTGTTTTAATAGTAATTCTTTATATTTTTTATCTACAAGAATTCTATACTTATGAGGTGTTTGCTCCATAACTGTTTCAACAACTTCTCTAATACCATAATATGCAGAACCACTACTTCTTAAATTTACAAAGTGTTTTAGACTCCTTAAGTTAAATGTCCAAATACCTTCTAACATCCAACTCTCAGGTAAACATCTTTTAACTCTATCATTTTGTTTCTTTTTAGCCCCACCTGTTAAACCTTTTTTAAGAGGTTCTTCTTCATGGTATGTAGATAACATATCTAATAAATAATTAGTAGTTATAGTAACTCTTGTATTATTTTTATGTACAATGTTATCATCAACAACTTTTTCAAAAGCATTATAATGTTCTTCTCCAATAGCCCCATTACTATTATCATACCAATCAACAAAAGCATTAACTAAATCTTCAATGGTATATCTTGTTGACTTTTGGCTTGTAGGCATACCTATTCTTGTTCTATTCCATTCAATAATTATTTCTCTACTAACTCTCTCAACATGATAAGTTAAGTTAATATGTTCAGCAACACTTTCGTGAAAATAAACATTAAAAAGTTTATCTAGTAATTTTGAACTTTCAATGTCCCCTAAAGTAGATAAGTTATTAATAAATTCTTTAGGATTTTCTTCAAAGTTTCTTACTAATTCATGTTCACTTAAACTAAAACTATCATAACATATTCTTCCAGCAATTTCTCCTATACTTAATGGAGAAGCATGAAGTAAAGTAGCTTTAGGTTTTTTATAATTTTCTTCTTTAATTTTATCCAATAATCCTCCTTATAAATTTTATTCAGGTTTTAACTTAATAGGTTTCACTTCCCAATAGTTAAAATATTCTAACCAAAGCCCTCTTGCAACTCTTTTATCGAACTCTTTTTTCTCAAACTTCCTTGTACTAGCACTTATATTCTTAGGTAATAAATTAATGCTTAAACATAAATTCTTTATTTCACCTTGTGTTAAATTAACATTATATAAAGCTTTTACTGTTGTAACAATCTGATTAAAAGTTAACTCTTGATAATATTTGTTCAAGAACTCTTTTACTTTATTTAATGTTTCTTTATGTTCATGTTTACTAACTAAATCATAAAGATATTGTCCTCTTTTAGTTCTTTTTGTTGGAGAACTTACTTTAATAGTATTTTCCAAAGTATTTCCTTTTAACTAAAAGGGCTATTATCAGATAATTTATCACAAAGTTTATTTAAAAATTTAGTTCTTAAATAGTTTTTACTAAATTCTTGGTTATCTTTTTTCTTAAGAACTTCCTTAAAATATGGAATATCTTCTTCTTTATAAACATTATACCCTTGAAAACTTAAATTAATAAAAGCTTCCTCACAATCTCTAAGATTAAATTCATCAATATAAGCATAATATAAAGTCTTTTTATCAGTAATATCAATAGTATCATCACTAAAATCTACACTTTCAATATCATAGAACATACTTTTTCTAAAATTCTTAATAACTTTTATATCTATATCTTGTACTTTACAAAAATCTATATTAAGATTAACTTGATTATTAATACTTTTTTCAATTTCTTGTTCTAGTTCTTCGGTATAAATAAATGCTTTAGTAGGTTTTCCATAAAACATTACCTTATAAATGATTTCATCGTTTTTTATATCGAAAAAGAAGTCTTTATTTATGATTTCATCTTCTTTAGTATTAATATCATAAATGTTTTTACTTTCAATATCAAAAAAGTGACTAATTTCTTCAATTATATCATTTAAAAGATTATATTTATCTGTACTTTTTTTAACTTTTACATTTACATAAACTTTGTACTTAAACTCATTAGCATTTTTTGTTTTAAGTCTTCTTACATATAAATAATCTTGAGACCTTAATCTATCAAAAATATAATTATAAGCTTTACCTTTATCTAAATCTAATAACTCTTTTATTGTACCTTTCTCTTTAGCTACAATTTCAGAAACATAATTTTCAGTAGTATCTTTAGGAACATTATACATATGATAACATTTCTGAGCTAGTTTAGCTGAAAAACCTTTACTTTTCCTTTTTAACTCATTATCTACATAAGCAACCTTTCCAAAAAGTACCTCGAAGTCTTTTTCTGAAAGTTCTATACTTTTATTGTCCTTTTTAACTTTTACTTCATTCAACATTTACCTCCTTTGTTTTATGAGTGTATTATATATTATATAACCTTAAACTTAGGTTAATTTTTTAATATTTTTTATTAAATTTTGAAATTTGTTTACTCTAAATCTTTTATATTATATATAGGTTCCATATCTACACTCTTATCAGAATATCCTTGACAATATCCTAACTTATATTTATCTTCTAATAATTTAGGTACTATATCTAGAGCTTCTTCATAAATTTTATTTATTAAATTATCAACATAACCAATTGGTACCATAGCCCCATCTTCAGGTGTCATATAAGAGTATAACTCTTGTAATGCTTGTTCTTTATTCATTATCTTCTACCCACCCATATAATACATAAAAGTATTAATACTAAAAAAGGAGTAAGAAACATAATCTGTCTAATATCTTTATCTTCCCAATATATTCCAAACCTTGTAAACTCTGTAAAGGTAAGCACCTCAATAAGTAACCAACAAAAAACCCAAATAATACTAATAGTAATCATTATTTTTTATCCCCATTTAACCAAACAATATCTAAAGCACTAAACCCTAAGTGTATTTTCTTATAACCTCTTTTAGTTGTATATTTATTTTCATAATAAGCATAAGAACCTTTTGTCATAATTAATTGCCAACCAAACCATTTTATAGGTAAAAACCTAGGTGTTAAATCTTCATAAATCTCTTTCATTAACTTTCTCCTTTAAATAATCTTGATATAACTTTTCTATCTCTTCACAATCATAAAGCCTCTCCGTAGATTCTCCCATACTCATAAACCAACAATCCCTATTATACCTAGTATACTCTATATATTCATCTTCATCAGTAATTATTACATCAATTATTTGACTAAATGTTGTTTGTATTTTCATTTGTTTACCTCCTTGTTTATTAATCTTCACAGAATATTCTTCTAATTTCTAAATTATTTAAGGGGTATTCTTGAGTTATTATTTCTTCAACAAAATCTAATGCCTTAAATTCATTACTAAAGTGTGTAGCAAATTCAATACCACCAAAGTCTTCAATCGATACTTCATTAATTTTAAGGTCTGTCCCATTATAAAATTTATTATCGTATACTATTATATATTTAATTTTCATTTATTCCTCCTATCTTTCTTTTTGTAAATTTTATTTTATAACCTAACTCATGTTCTATTAATAACTCTAAATATTTAGTATCAATATCTTCCTCAGATATAAACCCATCATAAATCAATAAATTAGTTTCAAAATTGTTCTTAATAAAGTCCATTATTAAACTCTCCATTCCAAAGAATATATGTGCTAATACTTTTCCTTTATTTTTTTCCATTTCAAACTTTGTAAAAGATTTATAACAATTATTAGCATTTCTAATAATATATTTTAAACCATCTTTAGAACTAACCTCTTTGTAATGATTTACTAAAAAATCTTTTAAGTAATCTAACTCTTTAAGTAAATTCTCAACATTTTCATTTTCAAGTGCTTTATAAAATAACTCTTCATTAACTTCTTGCATCCAATCTGTATTCTTATAGCTCTCCTGAATATTATTACTTAAATCTTTCCCATAAAGTATTGTAATAAAATATTGTTTAGCAAGTTTTTCACTAAATCCTAACTTAACTAAATAGTTTCTGTACTTATTTTTATCAAGCATATAATCTTTAATGGTTTTAAGCTCTCTTTTTCCACCCAATTTCTCAAAAATATTTGTAAAGAGAGTAATTACAGCATTAGACATATCATACTCAAATTTACCCGTAAAAAAGATTTCTCTTTCCCATTTAGGTAAAACTTGAAAATTAACATTTTGGTGAGGAATTTGTACTCCAATTAATCTCCCACTTCCATGTCTTGTATATAATTGTCTTTTAGAACCACTATCATTAATCTTTGCTTTCATTGTCATTCTGACATATTCTAACATTTGATATTCACTTAAATTATTAATATCCTCAGCAGATATATCCTCAACTTTACTTAAAACATATTCTGTATCAATATTAGGCTCATGGAAATAATCTATTTTAGTTGTTTCAGTATTTACATGACTAAAGGTTTCTTCATTATATTTCTTAGCAACAATAGAATTATAATAACCTTTATATTTTTCTTTATTCAAATCGAACTCCTTTCTAGTAATTATTTTTGATTTTAATATCTCATTACGATTATTGAAGCTAAAACCTTTTATCAAATAATGCTCTTTAATCTTAAACTTGTTAAAAGAGTATATCATACTTTTCCTTAAAGTTAGTTTATGTAATAACATTTTACATATAAATATTGTAGAAAGTTTATAAGCTTTAGTATAAGATTCTTCTCTTTCAGATTCTTTTACATTATCTTTATAAAACTTATAGTTATTATCTACTTCAAATACTTTAAAAAATAAATGCTCTTTATCTAATCTTGTTAAAATAGTTCTTCCTAATATATTTTCAATAGTTCTTGCTTTAATACTAACAAAATTAAAACCATTTATATTTCTATTGTTTCTTAGATTAGTTTCTTTCTTATGAATACTAAAACTATTATTAAGATATAAATCTATTAGATAACATACTGGATATGTTTCTTTAATATCATATTGAAAAGACTCTTCAGTAGCAATAAGATTATTAAAATCTATATTAGAATTAAACTCTTCTTTAAACATTCTTTTACCTCCTTTTTGTTTGTAAGATATTAGTAAGAAGAATAGGAAGGGTACCCCCTTACCATATATTGTGTAGGTTTTTAATGATTTTAGGTAAAAAAGTATACTCTAGCTACCATAAAATGGGAGAAAAAACCCTGCCCAACTTTTTCAAAATTCTTACGTGACAAAATGGTACAAAAATATACCTTAAAGTTAGGTTAAAATTAAAGAAAACTTAATAAAAAATAACCCTAAAATAAACAAATTTCAAAATTTATAAAAACTTAGGGTAAAAAAATGCTAAAAAAATCCCATATATAAGTAGAGAGGGTTAACAAATAACCTTTTGAATCTTTATCTGTTTTGTTTCTTTGACTTAAATTTAATAATTTCATTTGTTCTCCTTTAAAAAATAAATAAAATAACCTCCTACGTAAAAATATGGAAAAAGGAATAAAATGGCTAAAGATACACAAAAAATTAAAACAACAAAAACAACAGATGATTTACTTCTTGAACTTACTAATAAGAAACAAGAAGATTTAAAAGAAGATACAGAAACTAAAGAAATGGTTTTAACTAAACCAAGTTCCACAGTTGAAGAATTAAAAGATTTAACTTCAGCAAATGCTACTAATAGTAAGCCTTTAACTGAAACTGATTATTTAATTTTAGAGCAACATTGTTTAGGAACTAGTGAAGAAGTTATTGCTGAACAGTATAAGGTTTCAAAAGGTTATATAAATAGTTTACTTAGAAATAGTAACTCTTCATCTTTTTTAGATAAGTATACTAAAACATTACAACAAAAAGTAATCGCTAAAGGTATGGGTGGAATTGCTGAAGCATTAGATAGAAAAAATAAATACTTAGCAAAATTATTTGCAGAAGATAAAGATGAATTAGCTTTTAGAGAATACTTTGGAAAACTAAGTATGGTTGAAGTACAAGAAAAACTTGCTAAAATGTATTCTGATGAAGAAGATGATTCTACTGCTCCTATTCAAAATCTATTTCTTAATTTACAACAAAGGTAAGTTATGGAAACAAAAGATACGAAAGCCTTTGAAAGATTAGTCCCTAAGAATGTTCTTGAATATCAAGAAACTTGTGGGCTAATTAATCCAAAACAAGTTGCTGAAATGTTAGGACATACTTTACACGAAGGACAACAAGAACTTGCTAGTTACTTTCTTGCAGAAAATAGACACAAGTGGGATATTTATGTAGCTCTTTGTTCTAGAAGATGGGGAAAGTCATTTGTGGCTGATGATGTTGCTATCGCAGAGTTACTTACACCTAATGCTAGAGTTGCTATTATTACAATGGGACTTAAAAGGGCAAAAGAACATTTCAAAACAATACTTAATGGTCTTAACTCAATACCAGCTTTAAAAGGTAAAGTTAAAGGGTTAAAACAAGAACAAACTATTGAAATAGAAATCAATGGTAAAATTAGCACCTTAATAATTTCTTCAGAAACAACTTATGAAGCAAGGGTTGTAGGGACTGAACTTACTTTACTTATTCTTGATGAGTTCTTTCTTATTAATCCTATTATTCAACAAGAATTACTTGATGCTATTATACCTACTATGGCTACTTATGGAACTTACCAAGATAGTTTAGTTAAATATGGTAAAATAGCAATATTTAGTACACCTCGACTCGGTAAACTACAATCCCCAGCTGGTGTTATTTATGCTAAAGCTGAAAATAAAGACCCTGAGTTTAATTCTTATGTTTATTCAAGATATGATGTTTACTCAAATCCACTTGTATCACCTGATATTGTTGAATCAGATAGAAAGAAAATGTCTGATAGTAAATTCCGAAGGGAATATTTACTTGAGTTTGATAATGGTGGAACAAAAGTATTAAGTAATTTCTATGAACAAAAGCACGTTATAAATGTTAGAAATATAGAACATCTTAAAAATAGAGATGACTTATACTTAGTTATAGCATATGATTATGGACAGTCAGATGGTAATGCTGGTTTATTTGCTTTATATGATGAAAGAATTAGTACTTATTATTTTATTGATGGGACATATGCTAAGAATAGACTTACTAGGGACTTATATGAAGAAGGTATTAAGATAAGAGATAAACTTATAAAAGAATTTAACATAAGTGAATCTAATATAATTTATCTTGGAGACCCAACCTCACCCGAACTTCTTAAAATAGGATATATTGATTATGGTATGCCTATTATGAAAGCTAAAAATGCTAGAAAAGAAGGGTTTGATAGATTAAATGAACATTTAGAGGGAACTCCTGAAGTTGCTTCAACAGTTTACATTGACCACAAACTAACAGAAGTTATTAGACAATGGGACTTCGCACAATTTAAAGAAATAAATGGAACTGTTACAGTTAACTATGACAGAGATATTTTAGAAACACACTTCGAGTATGTAGATACAGCAAGATACATTGTATATACATTCGATAGATATATAAGAAAAAATACAATTATAGTAGCTTAGGGCTACGAGAAAGGAAATATATGAAAAGATTATTTGATAAAGTGTATTTTTCCTCAGAGCTACTAAGCGATAAGTTTTTGGTAGGAGGAAGTACACAAAACCTACTTAAGTTTTTAGTTGCAGATACTATTTCAGCAACAGAAGTTTCAACAGTAGAAATTAAGATTGAAGCACCTTCAGAGGAAAGAGGAGGAGACCCAGTTACTTTATTAGATTGGACAACTTTAACACAAGATTCTGATAACATAAATATTTATGAAGAAAGTGTTACTTTAGAATTTACTGAGGAATATGAACAAGTACAAGCACTTATAAAAATAACAGATACAAATGGTAATGTTTATTATAATCATTATGATAGTTATGAAACAAAGGTTTTATAATGATACTTAAACAAGCATTTAATTCAAGTAAATCAGCTAAACCTAAAGTAACAAAAAATCCCTTAATGGCTACTGATTATAATAGTTATACAAACGGACAAAATAAACCTATTGGTTATCATGTTTATAGTAAATGGATTAATCAAGTATCTTCTTTACGGAACGTATTAGCTACAACTGCTGAATTAGCTAGTGGTGCAAACATTAAGTTCTATAAAGTAGATTCAAAAGGAAAAAAGAAATTAATACTTAATCCTAAACAATTTGATACAATGTTTATGAATGATATTGATGATGTTAGTTCTTTTTTATATAATTATTTTGGTCAAATTAAAGCTTATGATAATGTTTTAATAATTCCCGAAGAAAGTAAATACCCTTATAGACAAGGTAAAGTAGATTTCTTTATTGCAGATAATAAATCATGGAAAGCTAACCCTAATACAACAGGTAAACAAACTATTGAAACCTTTACTTATACAAGTACACAAGGAACAGAAACTACTTATAATTATGATGATGTTATATTTATTAGAAAGCCTTTAACTTCAAGTAACTTACTATACGGTGTTTCAAGATTACAATCCTTAAATGAAGAAATTTCAAGAATACTTAATATGGGTGACTATGTTGATGGCTATATTGCAAGTGGTGCTAAAAAAGCTGTTGTTGTAGGAACTGATGAACCAATGAGTCCATCACAACAAGATGATATATTAGAGGCTTTGAATAAGTTCTTATATAATCCTAAACAGAAAGCTTTAATGTTAAATGCTGAGAAACTTTCTATTAAAGAAATATCTGAGAGTTTAGCTTCAACAGATGTTGTTAATTTTTTAGTAAAACTTAATAAAACTGTTTTAGAAGCTTATAATATGCCTAAGTTTTTTAATGGTGATTATTCAGACACAAGTAACGCAGAGTTAGTTAGACTTTCTACAAGAATATTTTTTGAATGTGCTATAAAACCTGAGTATTTAAGACTAGGTAGACATTTAACAAGATATGCAAGAGATATACTTAATATTAAAAACCTATCAATAGAGATTGATTTTAGTGGATTAAGTTTACTTGAAAGAAGTGCTAAAGAAACTATGGAAATTACTTCAGAACAACTCAAACTTGGTGCAATATCTCATAATGAATTTAGAGAACAAAATGGTTATGAAACTATTGATTTAGAAGCTATGGATAAACACTATGTTGGAACTTATATTACAAGTTCACAACCTATAAGATTTGAGAATTTTGAAGAAGATATTAATAGAAGACAAGCCCTTGAAAATGAAGTAGAGCAAATTTCAGGTATGGGTGGTGCAAATAATAATCCCGATGAAAATGGAGTAAGTTAATGTATGAACCTTTAAGAAAATGTAAAGATTGTGAATTAGAGGCTTATACAAAAGAGGATTTAGATTTATTTGTAATAAATAAAAAATTAAAACATGGTAGAGTTAACCTTTGTAGAAAATGTTCTTATATAAGAATTAAAGAGAGCTTACAAAGAAAGGAAATAAAATGGTTAGAGGAGTATGACTATTTAAGAAAATGTAGTGATTGTGGGTTAGAGGCTAAAAGTGAAAAATCCCTTATTCTTTTCATAGAAAATAATGATACTATCTTTGGAAGAAGGAATCTTTGTAAAGTATGTTTCCTAAAAAGAAAAAATAAAGACTTATCATGTGATATAAGGTTATATTTAAGAAAATGTAAATGTTGTGGTTACGAAGCTAAGACAAAAGAAGACCTCAGTAATATGGTTAAATCCTCTAAAGCATTACATGGTAGGAAGAATTTATGCTATTTCTGTAAGAGAGAACAAATAAAAAAGAGAAGACTCAGGGATGAAGAGTTTAGAATTACGGAGAATACTAGAAATGCTGTTAGAAATAGAAAGAGAAGGAAGCATAAAAGAAAATATGTTAAATATATAGAGCTAGAGGAATTTATCTTAAGAGAGTTATACTCAACGGCGAAGGAAAGAACCTCTTCTTTAGGTATTGAGTTCCATGTAGACCATATTTACCCTTTAAATTCTTTATTTTTATGTGGGCTAGATATATCAAGAAATATGCAAATAGTTACAGCTGAATACAATCTCTATAAAAATAATTTAATTGGAGAAGAGTATAAAGAACAAGAAAATATTACTAGTTTATATAAAGAATTAACTCAAAGAGAAAATCCTAAGATAATATTTGAGTTACTAGGTTGTAATATGACTTGGGAAGAATTTCTAGAGTATGAAAAACAAAATTACAAGGAAAGTTTATATGAGTAAAAATGAAGTAAAATTCAAAACTTACTCTTCCTTTAAAAACTTAAAGGAAGATGTAGATAATGAAATAATTTATATTGAAGGTTATGCTTCAAAAGCATATCACAATGGACAACCAGTAGTAGACTTTGATAACGAGTGGGTAGATGTAACTAATTTTGACCTATCTACTTGTACTACTCTTTTATTTAATCATAACCAAGAAGAGTATGCAGTTGGTAAATGTACATTAGAACATAGGAAAGATGGGGCATATCTTAAAGGTGAAATTCATAAAGAATTAAACCCAAAAGTATATTATGCAGTTAAGAATGGTATTATGACAGATATGAGTATTGGTTTTGTAGCAACAGATGCAGAATATAAAACTATTAATGGAAATGAAATATTTTCTTTTACAAAAGGTTTTATTTATGAAACATCTATTTGTAATGTTATCGGAGCCAATCCTTTAGCTAAAATAAATACTAGTAAAAGTCTTAAAACTAATAAAGAAGCTCTTGAAGTAGCTAAATGGTTAGAACAAGTAGATACTCCAAAACTAAAAGAAGAAACAGAACTCAAATCAATTATAGATGATAAAGGGAAATGCATAGGATTTAGTTGTGAAATAGAACAATTAAAACAAGCTAATCCAAGTTCAGAGTGTTCTTGTGAAAAAGAAACAAAAGGGAAAGAAATGAATAAAGAAGAACAACTAAAAGAGATTCAAGAAAAGATTATAAAAGGTCTTACTATTGAAGATACTCAAAATGAGTTTTGGCATATAGATGATAACTTATGGCAAATGTTTAATTACTTTATAGAAACTATTCAAGATAATATTTATGAATTTAAATGGTCTGAAAGTTTTGATAAAGAAGAAATGTTAGCTAATATTAATTCTGCTATGGAAACATTTAGACAAACTGTTGAAGTAGAATCTGCAAGAATAACAGAAGTTAAAGAAAAAGCAATAGAAACAAAAGGGAATACAAAAGAAATGGGAAAAGAAACAAAAACTAAAGAAGTTGAAACAAAGGAAAATACAGAAGAAACAAAACCTACTGAAAATAGTGAAACTACTAAACCTAATGAAGAAACTAAATCTGAAAATGAAGTATCTGAAACAAATACCTCTACAACTGAATCGAAAGAAGAAGTTAGCTCAAAAGAGAACCAATCAGAGAAAGAACCAAAAGAAGATTTAGCTAAAACTTCAGAAGAACCAACTTCCACAAACCAATCAGAACAACCAACTGATAACACTCCAAAAGAGGAAACTCCAAAGGAAGATGTTGAACAAAAAGTTGAATCTGCTCCTCAAAAACCTAGTATCTTAGATATTAAGTTAGAAGAAGCTTCAGCAGAAGAAATAAAAGAAGCATATGATAAATTAGCAACTAAGTTAGAAGAAATTGAAGCTTATGTTGAAGCTGAGTTATCAAAAGAAGATTAAAACAAAATTAAAACAAGGAAAGATAAATGTCTAAATTTGACAAAATGATTGAAAAGAAAGTTTCACAAAAAGCTGAAACTAAAATGCCAAAAGCAAATGCTCCAAAAGATTATACATCTTATAATGTTAAAAGAGCAACTAAAGAAGATATGAGAGTATTAGATGTTGCTTGGGCTGTTAAGTCTATTAAAGAAAAAAATGGGTTGTCTTTTGGACAAGAAGATGTAGAAGATATTTTAGCATATGCTGAAACAAAAGGTGTTACTAAATCACTTTTAACTTCTGATATTAGTGATTTAATTCCTTCAGGACCTTCAGGGCAACTAATTTTAGATGCTTGGAATTCAATTAAACTTTCTTCATTAATTCCAATGGAAGAAGTTATGGATGTATCTATTACTAGAGCATTACAAGACACTAGATTAAATGTATTTAGAGTTGGAGAAGGTGATGACGCAACTGCTTCTGACCAAACTTTCACTCACTTCAGATATGTTGTTGATAAAGTAATGTCTTATGCTGTTATCTCAACTGAGTCTTTAGAAGATTCTATGATTGATTTAGCTGTTGGTGTTATTAGAGATATGCAACAAGGTTTCGCTGAAGCATTTGAAAACGCAATTACTAATGGACACAATGTTGTAGCTGAATTTGATGGTACTGATTGGGATAAAACTGATATTGATGGAAATGCTGTAACTGCTTCTAACCCTATCACTCAATTCAAAGGAATCAGAAGATTAGGTTTTGAAAAAGCTAAAGTAAACTTTGGGGGTTCAACTCTATCTGATACACAATTCCTTGATAAAGTATTTGAAATGCAAACTTCAGGTGGGAAATATATGACTAATACTCAAATTTCTTTAGGAAAAGTTGCTTTATTTGCTGACCTTAAAACTTATCAAAGAATGTCAAGATTTACTGATGTATTTGAAAGACAAATCATTAGTAATGGTGATATTGTAACTAGATTTAATGGTATGCCTCTATATCAACTAGACTTTATGCCTCAAGTTGGTGCTACTGGAATCATTGAAACTTCTTCAAATACATTTGGTTCATTAATCATGGCTAATGTTGATTTCTTAAAAGCATATATGAAAGCTGGTTCTACAACTGTTAAAACTGATGAAAATATCAAAAATGATACTCAAGCTTGGGCTATGAGAAGTAGAGTTGGGTTTGGTGGTTTATATGATAGTACTGAAACTAACTTCCCAGTTGATACAGATAGAAAATATGTTGTATTAGGATATAATATAGCTTAGTAAAAGACTAGAAGATTAATTTCTTCTAGTTTAGTTACCACAATCCCAATATCTTAGTATTTGTATTAAGTAATTATTAAGCTACCTTATGTTATAGTAAAACAAAAAGGAGTTAATAGTTGGATACAGAAAAAAATAAGCAAAATAAACTAAGAAATAGAAAATATAATAAAGGTGATTACGTAGGAACTCAGAAAGTTAAAATGCTTACTGATTATTGGATTCCTGAAGGTAAAAATAGAAGTCAAAAGAGAGCTATTTTTGAATGTCCTTTTTGTAAAGAACCTTTTGAAGCTAGTTTAGACCACGTTATACGAGGGAGAACTAATGCTAAAATATCTTGTGGGTGTCAATTACCTTACAATAAGTATAAAGTAGGACAAAAGATTGGTAAATATAATGTAGAGATACTTGAATTATTTCCTATTGAAAAAACTGAATCAAGTCATAAAGATAGAAAAGCTAAGTTTAAATGTGTAGACTGTGGAGATTCTTTTATTACTACTATTAAAGAGGTTAGTAAAAAAGGTAGAAAATCATGTGGGTGTACATTAAGAAAACAAAAACCAAAAAAAGGTCAAACTTTAAATAATATTGAGGTAGTTGAACCTAATATAAAAAAGCACAAAGATTTTGATAGATATATCTCTAAGTTTAAATGTCCTTTTTGTGATGAAGTTTTTGAATGGCAAAATACTTATATAAGAAATGGCTCTAAAACTTCTTGTGGATGTCAAAATGTTAAATCTAAAGGTGAAATAGTACTATATGAATTTATTCAATCTTTAACAGATAAAGAGATAACTCAAAATAGTAGAATTTTAGATTTAAAAGAAATAGATGTTTATATTGAAGATTTAGCAATAGGGTTTGAATATAATGGATTGTATTGGCACTCAGAAGGTATAAGAGGTAAAACAAAAGATTATCACTTAAACAAGACAAACGTAGCAAATCAAAAAGGGATTCAATTATTACATATCTTTGAACACCAATGGATTAATAAACAAGACATAATAAAAGATTTAATCAAAAAGAGATTAGGAATTGTTACTAATAAAATATATGCTAGAAAATGTACTTTAGTTGAGTTAAGCACAAAGGAAGCAAAAGATTTTATTAATGATAATCATTTACAAGGATATTCTTCAAGCACATTAAAGTATGGGTTAATTTATAATAATGATTTAGTATCAATAATGACTTTTGGAAAATCTAGATTTAGTAATAAACATGATTATGAACTTATAAGATTTTGTAACAAATTAGGCACTTCAGTTATTGGAGGAGCGAGTAAGTTATTAAAATACTTTGAAAGAAACTTTAAAGGAACTTTAGTTAGTTATTGTGATAAGAGCATATTTGATGGTTCTTTATATGAATCATTAGGTTTTTATTTTACACATGAAAGTAAACCTAATTATTATTATTTTAAAGAAGGCTCTTTAGAGGTACTTAATAGACAAAAGTTTATGAAGCATAAGTTAAAAGATAAACTAGAAGTATATGATTCTAATCTAACTGAATATGAAAATATGTTGAATAATGATTACTTAAGATATTGGGATTGTGGTAACAAAGTATATATTAAACACATAAAATAGAACATATAGAGTACAGTCGAAAGGATTGCAATGAAGATAAAGTATAGACATAAAGGTCTTACAATTACTGATGGACTTCACTTCGAGAAATTTTGTGAAGTAGAAGTTTCAGAGGAACTTGGTAAAGAACTTTTAAAACAACCAAATCTTTTTATAGAAATTAAAGAAGATAAAGTCAAAGAAACAAAACAGATAGAAAAACAAGAAACAAAAATTGAAGAACCTAAAAAAGAAACTCCTAAACCAAAAACTACTAGAAAAAGAACACCAAGAACTAAAGCTAAAACAGAGGCTAAATAAAGGAGATTAAATGCAAACTTCTTTTACAGATTTTAAATTAAGCTTTAGTATTGATGAATCTAAAAATGATACTGAGTATGCTAGTATAATGTTAGGTGTTTTACGAGAATTATATACAACTTTTGGAATAGCTTTGTTAAGAGATACCGAATCAACTTCTGAATCATTACTATTAGTACACGATACCGAAACTCAACTCATTCATAAGAACATACAATCATTAACTATTGATACTTATGTTGAAGATACTGATTATACAGTTAATTATGAAGATGGAACTATTACAAGTTTAAGCTCAGGCTCAATACCTAACAATACAACACTTACAATAAACTACAAGTACTATGTTTTTATTAATGAGTCTGATACACTTACCCTTGAAATATTCCCCCGAAAAGATAAACTAGATTATAGAATTGGTATTAATCCTTATACTGTTAATTCAGTAACATATTTAGGAGAAACACTTACAGAAGATACTGATTATTATATTTATAACAACAAATTTGAACTAGAAACTACACCAAGTAATTTAAGGAAACCTTTTCTTATAAACTTAAACGTAGGATATGATACTTTACCGAATGATTTAAAGATGGCTTTTTATGAACTTATTAAATTAAGATATGATAGAAGAAAAGCTAAAGCAGATTTAATTTCAAGAGTACAAGATAAAGAAGGTTCAGAAACAACTTACCGAGATTCAGAAATACCTAAACACCTTTTAACAGTATTTTATGCTTATGCAGGTATTAGTTTAGCTACTACTTATTAGGATTTAACATGGCAAAGGTTACGGGATTTACTCAATTAAAAAAACGTATTCAAGATACTTCGGTAAAAGTTTTTAAAGTAAAAGTTAAAAATATAGTTAACTCAATTAATAATCTTAAAAGTAAACTTATTAATGAACAAAAGAGAAGATTAAGTAATACTAATATAAATGATGGCATTACTACTTATCCACATAAAAGAACTGGTAACTTATTAAATAATTTAATAGACCTTAAAATGGAATCATTTAGTGAAGCTAAATTTATAACAAAAGGTAATACAGTTACTTACACTCATACTTCTACAAATATGTTAGATGGTGGTAAGAATGGAAATACTGTTTATAAAGTATATAAAGGTAAAAGATATAACTATGCAGAGATACTTCAAAATAGTAATAAGTTAAGTAAGTGGAACGGATATTTTGAAAGACTACAAAGTATATTTAAACACCAATATTACATTAGTGTTAACCAAATACTTAGAAGATATTAATTAAAGGGAAAATATGAGTAGAACAATACCTACAAGGGATATTGCTAATGAGATAAAATCTATATTAGAGTATTCTAAAATATTTAAAAAAGTAGATATAGGTAATAAGAAATCACTTACACAAGAAGATACTTTTCCAAGTTGTTATTTAAAGATTGAAGGTACAAGTGCTGAATTAAATGGTAATATGGGAACTGATGTTGGTTGTGAATATGATAGGGTTATGGTTATAAGAGTTTTAATATTTCTTGATATGAAAGATGAGTTAGAATTTTTAGATTATCAAGATAAAGTTGAAAAAGCTATTTTAAGTGATAATCCTCTTTGGAAGATTATTTTAGATAGAGATTTTATCGGAAGTGAATGGGATAGTGATACAAGTTATCCAAAAAAAGAGGGAGAACTTGCTTTTCTAATGAAGTGGAGAAGTAATGTTTAAAACAAAAAATAGGGTTAAAATTAAATTAAAAGGAAAAATTAATGGCAAAATTAATTAAACAGACGGTTGTTCTAATAGGTGAAGAAACTACTGTTGGTCAAGCAAAAGCTAGCACAGCTGATTATGCTTCAACAGAGATTTCAGCAGATTTATTAGCTAGAACTGAAGGTACACTTGCTACTATTGTTAGTGATGGTGGGAGTCTTTATAGATTCTTAGGTACAGCAGATGAAACAGGAGTTGACCTAACAGCAGAAGATTTTAGTGATACAAATAGATGGGCTGATATTGGTTCTGCTTGGGTTGATGCTGATGCAGTTCTTATTCAAACAACTTCAGGTTTAAATATGTCTATTGAGTCATTAGAGAGAAATAATCTCAGTCCATCCCTTGTTGCTTGTAAAAATTTATCGGGGCAAGAGGGAAATAGTGGTACTATTGATGCTGAACTTGCAGTATTGCCTATAACTGGTACAGAAGCTGGGAAATTAAACCCTCATTTAGTTATAAAAAATGCTATGGGAACTTATATCGAAAAAGGGGCTAATGTAACTGCTGGAACAAGTGTTACTGAAGTAACTACTGGAACAGGTTCTTATGATTTATATAGATTACAAAAGTTAGGAGAAGATGTTGCTCCTTTAGCTGTAAGACAGTATGAAGGTGGGGATACAGACTCCGTACTTGACTTTGGAGGTATTGTTTTTGATTCATTAACTTTTAACCTATCACAAGGTGAATTATTAACTACTTCTTCAAGTGCAAATGGAACACAAACATTTATTAATACTCAATCGCAACCTACTCCACCTAACTTAACTTGTGGAGATGCTAATAATGTATTTATTGTAAAGAATATCTTATTTAGTCTTGATAGTACAGTTACACAAGTAAGAGATGTTTCTATTGCAATTAATAACACAGTAGCAGATAGAGAAAGTATTAATACAACTGGTATTTATCAAAAATTAGTTACATCTAAGTCTGTTGAAATCTCTTTCTCTAAAGATTTAGAAAATTTACAAGAGCTAATTAAATTCAAACAAAATGCAAGTGCTACTTTATTTATTGAAATGATAAATGGTAATGGTGATACTGCTGTTATGTACTTTGCAGATATTTCAAGAACCTCTGTTGAAAGAGCAGACTCAGAGGGTGTAGTTGCTCAAAATTTAACATTTATGGCAAATAATGATTCAAGTGGAAATGCTATGTATTTAGCAAGTAAAAAGGCTTAGAAGTTAATTCTTCTAGGTTCTTTCTCTTTAGATATAATAGATTAATTTAAAGTAAGACCTCCTAAAGTATAGCCTACTTTGTGTCAGAGGAGGTCTTACTTTAAATTAATAAACTAAGCTGACACTTAGTAAGAAAGGCTAATGGATGATAAAAAAGAAAAGAACTGTAGAACAAACTAAGAAGTTATTGATTCAACTTGTAAATGGTAAGTTCTATTTTGATGAAAAAGATTATAAAAATGCTAAAAGTAATATAAAATTTACTTGTAAAAATTGTAATCATGTGTTTTATAGAACACTTGGTAACTATAAAAGAAGTAATAAGTGTCCTCAATGTGAAGGTAGGATACATAAACATACTACTAAAGGATTTTTAGAAAAAGTTAAAGAGGTATGGGGTGACAAATTAGATTTATCTAAAGTAGTCTATAAAACAATAGATGATAAAGTAACCTTAAAATGTAATATTCATAATAAATGGTTTGAACAAATCGCTTATGAAGTATTACAAGGTAAGCATACTTGTAAAGAGTGTGCCTCTAAAAATGCTTCAGATAAACAAATAAAAGACCTTGAATATTATCAAAATAAAGTAGATTCTATTTTTCCTAATAAATTTGAAGTATTAAAACATGATAGAATATTAAGAAGACATAGTGTAAAATGTTTAGAGCATAATACAATATTTGACTGCCATATCAGTCATTTATATAAAGGACATATATCTTGTAAGGAATGTAAACAAGAGAAAAGGGGAAGCTCAGATAATACATTTATAGCTTATTATGATAAACCAACTTGGTTATATTATATCAGATTTACAAATAAAGGGAAATACTATTACAAGATAGGAATAACGACTAAAGATAACACTATTAAAGAAAGATTTAGAGCTAAGGAGTTTAGAGAGCATGAGCCTCTTTTACTACTATCTACTAAATACTTAAAAGGGGAAGATGCTTACAAAGAAGAACTAAGGTACTTAAATCTTTATAAAGAATATAAGGTAAAAAGAAAAGAATGTTTTTTACCAAATGGCAATACAGAAGTATTTAACAAAGATGTTTTTAACATAGATAAATTAAATTAAAAAAGAAAGGGAAAAATATGGCAAAGAGAAAATTAGTGACACTAGACTTAGAGAAAGAGTTCGAGTGGATTCCTACTGAGGAAATTGATGAAGAAAAACCTACTAAGTTTTATTATAAAGCACTATCTAATAGGGAATTTGAAAAGTATAATTCACAGTTATTTAAAAATGAAGAAGGTAAATTAATTTCTGAACAAGGAATAGTTGATTATGATATGTCTAAAGCAAAACTTGTTAGAGTAGAAAACATTGAAATAGATAACTCAATTAAAACAATTAAAGAAGAAGATATTGATGATAAATTTATGGATATATTACCTTTAGATTGGATTTCTGATTTAGCAAGTTCTATCAGAGTAACTTCAATGTTAAAAGGTAAAGATATAGAAAGTTTAAAAAAGCCTTAGCAGTACAATTTGATGATAAATTTAAAGAGTTCGACTGCTCAAGTTGTACTGATAGGGATAAAATTGCAAGGGATTGTAGAAAGAAAGATTGTACAATAAAAAGAAGTAAACATTTACCTTCTCAGAAGTTTACTATTGATGAATATGAATTTGAGGGTTGCCCTTTAAGTAATATTAATTGGGAATACCTCAACGAAGCTTATGAATCTTATGAGTATTATTCAGAGGGTTATTTACCGAATAAAGGTACAATATTAGACCAATCTAACTTTTTCATTGTGGCTTCTAAATTAGTAAAAAGTGCAATAAAGAAATCTGAGAGAGAAAGAATGGATAAATAATTTATTTAACTTATTATTAAGGTTTATTTTGATATAATATTACTTCAAACTAAAAGGAGGTATTACTATGTATGGTGTTATAAGTGGAATGGAGTGGTAATATGAAAACTATTATAAAAGGTGTTCAAGAGGTATAATCCTCTTGGAACAAGTTAAGGTAATATTATTAATTAAGTTAAATACAGAATTTAGTTTTATTAATAATATGAATACAAAAGATATTTTAGGAGTATTTAATGCCAAGTGAAGAACAAGTAATAGAAACCATAATAAAACTTAATGTTAATGACATTCAAAGTGGGTTAACTAAATTAGAAAAGAACATAACCTCACTAACTACTGAAACAGAGAAAACATTAGCTTCATTAAGTAAAGAAAGTGGAGTTTATGAAGATTTAATTAGAAAGAGTAATATTCTAAAACAAATTAGTTCAGATATATCGAAGTATAAAAGTGGTGATATAACAGGAACAATAAAGAATAACGAACAACTAGCAAATAGTGTAAAACAATATACTCAAATAAAACAATATGTAAAAGATGTAAATAGTCTTAATTTAAAAACTACTACGGGATTACAATCACAATCAACTGAACTTAGCAAAATACAAGATAAATTTAATGCTCTAAATAGAGAAGCTCAAACATTACAAGGTCATTACAAAACTATTGGTTCAAGTAGTGGATTAAGTAAGCTTTCTTCTCAAATGTCTGAGATTAGAAAACAACAAGAAATTATTGGAACACTAAGCTCAAAAGGTATAGTTAACTTAACATCATCTGATTTAAAAACAATAGACTCAGCAAAAGCCAAGTATCAACAATTAAAAAATCAAGTAGCCGATACAAAAGCTGAATTAAGTGATATTCCTTTAAGTGGATTAGCAAAAGGAATTGTAGGAAGAAGTTTAGGATATACTGCTTTATTTGCTACTATTGCTGGAGTTACTCAATCAATGAGGGCTGGTATAGAGTATACCTTAGAATATGAATCGGGAATAAAAAGATTAGAAACTATTCTAGATATATCTTCAGCTAGTGCCGAAAGACTAGAAGGTAATTTAGCTGAACTAGGAAAAACTTATGGTGAACAACTCGGAGATATTAATAAAGTTGCATTAGAACTATCAAGAGCTGGTTTAGCATTAGAACAAGTAGCAGAAGCTTCTGAGGTAGTTATTAAATTAGCATTATTGACAGGGGATTCTATTGAGCAATCAGCTAGTTCTATTATCTCTTTCGTACAAGTATTTGGAAAAGACCAATTTGGACAAGTTATATCAAGTGTTGATGAATTAGGTGCTAAATTAGCATACTTAGCAAATAAATCTAGATTAGGTACACAAGATATTAATACCTTTGCCAACTTTGCCTTAGCCTCTGCAAAAGCTACTGGATTAACTATTGATGCTGTAAATGGTTTAGCAAGTGCATTATCAAATGCATCCTTTAATGCATCAACAATAGGTACACAAATTAGAAAACTTACAATAGCCTTAAGTAGTAATAGTGGGGCTGTTCAAAAGTATTTTGAAACTATTGGAGTTAATCAAGCAAATTTAGCTAAAAGAATATCTCAAGGTGGAGAAGAAAGTAATAAAGCCTTATTAGAATTCTTAGAGAAAATAAAAAGTTTTAATAGAGAAAGTTATAATGAAGCATTAAGTGGAGTAGAAGTTCTTACAAAGAATGTTTTACAAGCTATTCAAAATAATGCTGGTGAGATACAAGTAAACTTAAGAGAAAGTTTAAATGTTACTTCTGAGGAACTAGATAAAGCTAAAAATATTACAGAAGATTATAGAAAGACATGGGCTAAATTTGGAGAAAATGCTAAAGGTATTGCTCAAAGTGTTTTTGACCCTTTCATTGATAAAGCAACAGAATTAGCAAGAGCTATGAATAATACTGTTGATGAGTTTAAATTCTTTGGAGTAGCTGTTAGTAAAGATGTTCAATTAAGTACTCTTACAAATGCTATTGATACAACCTCAACTTCTTTTAATAAGTTCAAAAAGGGATTAGGTGATACAAAGGAATTTGAAGAAGTTACTAATAGATTAGACTTAATAAGAACTACTTTATATACATTAAAGACTCAAGCTAAAGATGACAATGATTATGCTAGTATTTCAAAAATTAATGAATTACTTAAAAAAACTAATACTTTAAATCAAGATATAACAAAGAATAAATCAAATATTCTAAGTTCATTAAACAAAAATCAAGTTGATTCTCAGATAAAAAGTTATACAGCCCTTATTGAAAAGAACAAAGAGTTACTAAATAGTGATTCTATTAAAGAGGGTTCTAAACAATGGGAAAGTATTAATAATCTAATAATAACTTATGAAAACAATATTAAATCTTTAAAAGGTAGTTTAGGGGATTTGGAAACTATCCCTTTTAAAAATACTTTAAAGTTTTTTAGTTCAGCAGATTTAGACAATGTAAATGCTTCTATAACTAAAATAAACAAAAGTGTTGATATAGCAAAAGGTAAAGACTTAGATATTCTAAAAGGTTTAAACTTAGATAGACTTAATAGAATACAAAAAGAGATACCTACATTTGTAACTAAAATTCAAAGTGACTTAGAAGCAAGTGGTATTAAATTAGATTTATCAGGAGTTACTACCTTTGGGGATGTATCTTCTGAGGCTATTAGAATTCAAGAAGAAATTTATAAGTTACAACAAAGTAAAGAAGGTAAATCAAAACAAGAGGTTTTAAATATTGATTTACAAGTTAACGCATATACAAAAGCCTTTGAACAATTAACTAGAATAAATGAAGCTCAAAATTCTATCTTAAAATCACAAGAGAAGATAGAAACCAAACAAAAAGCTCAAACCTCAGAAACAGAAAAACAACTTAAACAACAAGATTCTAAAACAAATAAAATGATAACACAACTTGTTGAACAAGCTAAGATAAACTCTCTTAATAGAGAAACCTCAGATTTACTTTTATTAGAATTAAATGTTAGAGGGGAAAACTATGCTAAGTTAGTTTCAGAAGAAGCAAAACAATTAGCAATAACTAAATTATTAAAATTAGGAAATGAATACCAAAAAGCACAAACTAAAGAAGCAAATGCTATTGATTTAGCTTATGGTAGAGTTGAGAATAAAATAAAGACTCAACAAATAAGAGTAGATGAATTAATTGGTAAGAAGAAAGAAGAACTAGCTTCAGAGAAAGCTTTAAGAGATTTAAGAGCTTCAAAAGACTTTCAAAAGTTATCAGAAGAAGAACAACAAAATCAAACAAAAGCTTTAGAAAATATTATAGCACAAGAGAAAGCATATCAAGGATTAAATAAAGCCTTTACAGATTATGCTAAAGAAGTTCCTACCTTAAATGAAGCCCTTGAACAAGTAGGTAATGTAGGACTTCAATCATTAGAGAATGGTATGATGGATTTCTTTGATGTTACTTCTGAGGGGTTCGGGGATTTAGAAACCCTAGCAAAAGGTGTTATTAAATCTATTTACCAAGAACTTATTAGAACATTAATTGTTAAACAAGCTGTTTCAGGAATAGGAAGTTTATTTGGATTTAGTGAGGGGGGAGAATTACCAATAACTGCTAAAGCAAATGGAGGATTTTTATCTACTAAGAAATTTGCTAATGGAGGAATACTTAGTGGAGGTTCAGGTGTTAGGGATGATTTATATTTAGGCTCTGCTAGTGGCTCCCATGTATTTGCAATGGGAGGAGAATATTTCACTAAAAAAGACTCCGTTAATTCTGATACAAGACCAATGCTTGATTATATTAATAAAAATGGAACAGTTCCTCAAATGGGTGTTACAGGAGCAACTATTGTAAATACCCCTACAACAATTAATATTGAAAATAGTACGGGAACACCTATTGAAGCAGATATGATTGAAGAGCTTACTAAGAATAATGAAAATGATGAATACGAAAAAGTAATTAATATTATGTTAAGAGCTAAAAACGAAGATTCAAGAATAAGAAGTTTATATTAAAATAAGAAAGGAGGGTGTATATGGCATTACCAGTTTTAGAGTTTCCTTCATATGAAGATTGTAATTATCCCTCTTCCCTAGATGTTGAAAGGGAAGATAATAGCATACGAACAGATATGCAAAATGGTACAGTTAAAGTTAGACCTTGGAGTACAAAAACAAGAAAAACTTTTAATTTAGATTTTCCTTTAAGGACTTTTACAGAAGCAAGTGTTTTAGAGGATTTTTATAATGATGTTCAAATGTATACACCTTTTACTTGGACACACCCTACTGATAAAGACCTTCTTGGAGATTTTCTGCAATATGCAGTAAGATTTAAAGAGCCAATTACAGTAGAACAAGACGGAAGTAAACCTTTCATAAAGAATATCTCAATGGTATTAGAGGAGATATAAATGGCAATAGATTTAACAGATGAAACACAAGAAGAGATTAATAAATTCTTTCAAGATAAAGCTTGGATAACATTACTTACAATAAAAGACCCAAGTGGAAATCTAATATCAAACTTATGTGTTAATACAGAAGATGTAACATTTAATGGAGAAGTTTACTCTATGACAAATGTTGAGATAGGAGAAATTCCACAAGCAACTACTGGAACATTACCTAAAGTACCTCTTAAAGTACAAAATGTTGATAGAATAATTGGTCAATTAGTTGAAGCTGATGATAACTTTGGGAGTGAGTGGGTTATTGGTATAAGAGTTGTACACGAAAATCACTTAGGTTCCTCTCCTACATTAGACCCTGAAGATACTCTTTATGAAGAAATGATTGTTATGGATGTTATTACAACTCATAACTTTGTAACATTTAATTTAAGTGTCGGTCAAAATCCAATGCGAACACAATTTCCTGCTTTGAAATATAATCCAGCAACTTGTCAAAGAACATTTGATAATGAATTTACGGGATGCCCTTATTCTACAAAGGGTAAAGAAGGTACAGATTTTGATTACTGTAATAAAACTTTAGAAGATTGTCAAGCAAGATTTAGTGAAACTAGATTAAACGATGAAGGTAAGAAAGTAGGGTTACCCTTTCTAGCTTATCAAGGACTTGCAAGAAGAGCTATTATAAAGGTTTAAATTTAATACAAAAGGGAATATATGTTAAATAAAAAACAAGAAAAGCAAAAAAAACAAGAATTAGATTATTTAGATTTACTTAGTTGTAAGTTTAAATTTAATGGGACAAGTATTGAAGAAGGTTTTGATTGTATGACCTTTATAATAGAAATGGGAAAAAGAAGAGGTATAAAAATACCTAATATAAATCATGTTGGGATTACTTTAGAAGAAAGTTCCTCTTTATTTAAAGTTAAGGAACACTTTGATTTATTTGAAGAAGTTAAAAAAGATAAAGATACTTTAGTCTTAATGAAAAACCCTTTTGGGGTAATAGGTCATGTAGGGTATATGCTTGATAAAAATAGCTTTATACATATGACTAAAGATTATGGTGTTCAGGTAACAAGAGTTATTGATAGAGTTTATAAAAATAAAATTGTAGGGTTTTACTTACCAAAAGAAACATAGAAAGGAATTATATGAGTAAAGACAAAGAAGCTAAACAAGTAGTACCTTCTTCAATAGCTTTTGTTGAAATAAGAGATACTTATAAAGAAAGTATTAAAAACTTAAATATTAACAAAGTTTCTTTTGGTACAGTTTTTATAACAGAAATTCCTAATCCATTTAAACTAAGTATAAATAAAAAAAGAACAGCTTTACATGGGAAACCTTTAATAGAATATGTTCAGACAAGTGAATATGATGAAACTAATTATTGTATTATTTATAATGGTAAACTTATTAAAGAAAAAGAAGAACAAGAAAGTATTATTGTTCAAGAAAAAGATATTATAGTTTATTTTCCTTACCAAGAGTGGGAGGCAGTAGGGTATATTGCTAGTGCTATTATATCTTATTTCGCCGCAACCTCAGCTATTGCCATAGCTTTAGCTTATGTAGTAGCTTTTGCAGTTGTTGTTGGTGGTATGATGCTAATAAGTAGAATGTTAGCACCAAGTGACCCAAATGCTGATGCAAATATGTCTAATAATATGACAGATTCTAAAACATATTCTTGGGACGGAATATCTACTAATAGAGATGTAAATTCACCTACACCAGTATTATATGGTACTCATGTTCTAGGTGGGACAGAAATTAATAAATCACAATATTATGAGAATAGTGATGATTGGTTATCTTTACAAATAGCTTTATGTTACGGAGAAATTGAGGAAATAAATTCTGCTGATATTTATGTAAATGGGCAACCTTATAATAGTTTTATTAGTGATACAAGCGATGGATATTTTAAACAAGTTAGGGGTACTTTTGAACAAGAAGTTATGAATGGATTTGATGATACAACTTTTAATAATGGGAATATTATCAGAAATTTAGATTATAATGAACCTTATATATTTACTACTGAATCAGATAATATTGATAGCTTTAAATTACATTTTTCTTTTCCAAATGGTCTCTATAGTTATAGTACTACAAATGGTAATTATAATACTTACTCAGTAAATTATAGTATAGGATATAGATTAGTTGGAGAAACTGAGTGGACTTATATTAAAGAACCTAAATATCAAAAACAATATAGTGTTTTTGTTAGTTATCCTATATATGAGAGGGATGCAACAGATACATATTGGAACTCAAGATATATTTCTTATTGGACAGATTGGAAAGAGTATAATTCTTCCACCTTTCCTATAAGTAACCCTACTCCAAATATGTGTGGTACAGACGATACCTGTGAGTATCAACCTATATATACTGAAGGTGAGTTACAAAGTGAAAATAGAATTAGTTATAGAACTATATTTATAGGGGATTCTGAAGTTTTAAGCTACTCAGGAAATTCAACTTCAGCAATAAGTTTTAGTATAGAGCCTAATGTAAGTTCTATATTTTCAAACGAAACCTTACAATTAGGGCAATATGAAGTAAAAGTCACTAGATTGAGTTCTATACCTAGTTCAATATATATTAAATCCACTATGCAAGTTTCCTTTATTGAGGAGATAAATACAACAGATATTAATTATGGAGGTATCGCACAGTTAGGTTTAAAATTAAAAGCAACTGAGCATATTGAGGGTTCTATACCAACTATTACTACAAAAGTAACTAGAAAAGATTTGACATTATATACTAATGATATTTATACTGAAAGTATAACAGCGAGAAATAATAACCCAGCATGGGTATGTTATGATATTTTAACTAATCCTTTCTATGGGGCTAAAATAAAACCTTCTCAAATTGATTATGATAGATTTGTTGAATGGGCTAGTTTCTGTGATTTAGAACATATAAGAGAAGAAACTATTATCAGTTCTGATGAGACCTTTAGTACAGATAGACTTACTTATAATTCTAGTGAGAATATATTAAAAGTTTATAAATCTGAGATAATTCAAGAAATTACTTCTATTGAAGTATCTACATATAATAGAGGTTTATCACAAATTACTCTAACTAAGGATGATGGAGAATTATATTCTTATAATGGGTTGATTGATATTACTGATAGTGTAGATGTTGGTGGAGAGTTTTATTTATTCACCTTTGAAGATTATAATTCAGATTTTAATGACACAAATATTACTAACATATATTTCTTATTAGATTTTGCTAGTATAGATTTTATTACCTTAACAGAGTTAGGACATCCTTTACAATTAAACTTTAATGGAACTTTTGATACTCTAACAAATCCTTGGGATGCTTGTCAAAAGGTAGGTAAGTTAGGTAGAGGTCAAATACTACTTAGGGGTAATAAGTATACATGTGTTTTTGATGGAATACAAACTATTACAAATATGTTTAATGTTGGAGATATTAAAAAAGAAAGTTTCCAAATAAGCTATACTCCTTTATCAGATTTAGCAACTGAGTTAGAAATACAATATCCTGATGAAGATATTAGAAATGAACTTAATGCTGTAACCATTCTTGATAAAGATTTAAATGATACTAAAGTTACACCTAAAACCTCAACAGTAGATGCTGTTGGTATTACTACTAAAGCAGAAGCTATTGTATTTGGTAGATATATGTTAGCTACTACAAAGTACCAAAGAAGAACAGTCACTTGGGAAAGTGATATTAAAGGAGTTACTTGTGAAGTAGGTGATATAGTTGCTATTCAAAATGATGTTCCTTTATGGGGTAATGGTGGTAGAATTCAAGAAGTAGATACTTCAGAAGTTACTTTAGAAGAACCTGTTACTTTAACTTCTGATAAGGTATATGTTTTAAAGATACAAAGTCAAGATAATACTTTTACAGATTATTATATTGAGGATACTGATTTAACAGATACTTATACAATACCTTTACCTAATACTTCTGATATAGAAGTTTATAATAGTTATATCTTTGGAGAGAATAATAATGAAGCTCTTTTAGTAAGATTAACTGAAGTAAAAAGAACTGGAAAAGAATTAAGTACAAAGTTTACTGGAACAGATTATAACCCAAGTATTTTAGACTTTAATTATAATAATGATTTAATTACCTCAATAACTCCTTCTTTAGAAGTTGCAAATGAGTTGCTTACTTTTAATATATCAGAAGATGTGAATATTTCAAGTGCTGGTATCCCAAATATTACTTTAACATTTACTTGGACAGCAATTACTACAAGTACCTATAATATCTATGCTATCCCTGATTTTGTTAGTGAAGATGAAACTCCTTTACCTAATATTCCTGATAATAGAATTTACTTAGGAAAAAATGTAAAAGGGAGTTCTTATATATCAGAAAATACAGGACTTATTGAAAATAGGTATAGAATATTTATTCAAGAAATAGGTAATCCAAGTAACTTTATTGAACAAAGTTATACAGTTAGTGGCAATGATATTTTACCTCCTGATGTAGATATATTTACAATTAGTGGAAGACCTAATGAGGTTAAAACTTTAGTATTTGATATTATTAATAAGCCACCTGACTTAAGTGGTTATATTATTAAATATCAAGTAGGGGATTCTTTAAATTGGAATACTGCTACTAAAATACATGAAGGAATACTTAAAACCTCACCTTATAAAGCCGATATTACAAAAGTTCAAGGTCAGTATAACTTACTTATAAAAGCTGTTGATGTATATGGAAATGAAAGTTTAAATGTAAAATATATTAAGTTTAACCAAGGAGAAACTCTTATTGATAATCTTATTTATGAAAAAGATTATCATGCTGAAGGTTTTATTGGAGAAATCTATGGAGGGGTTGTTCAACCAAATAATGATTTATTAGCAGAAGCTTCAACAGCATATTTTTATTATAATTTAGATTCAGATATTTTTTATGATAAAAATAATGGAGAGAACTTTTATCAAGGATTATTTGAGCCTATGTATTATATTGGTTCTTTTATACCTGATGGAAGTGGAACAGCTTTAATAGAGTATTCAGGTACAGCAAGTCAAAAAATAGAGTATCGAGAGTATTATCCTTTATCAATGTATACTAATGATGTATTTAATTTTTATGGTTCAGATTCAGATATGATGTATGAAGAAAGTGGTTGGAATTTATATACAGGAGGTTTCCCTGTTCAATATACTAGACAATATGAAGTTAGAGTTAGTTATATTGAGGGAACAGTTAGACCAAGTATAACTGCATTAAAAATTATTGTAGATGTAGAAGATATTGATGAAAGTTTAGAGGATATAAATATCTTAATAGGAGGTACTACCATAAACACTAAGTATATAACTAATTTAAAAAATGTAGTAGCAACTCTACAAAGTTTTATAGGAAGTACAGCTACACGAGTAGAAGTAATAAGTAAAACCAATACAAGTGCTACTTTAAAATGTTTTGATGATTTAGGTAGTGAAGTAGAAGGTTTAGTAGATATACGATTAAAAGGGTATATTAATAATTAGTTTAATTAAGTAATTAAAAAGTATTAATGAAAGGAAATATATGAGTACATTAATAGAAGCAGATAACCTTGGGAGAGATGATGTAACCCAAGGTCAATTTAAAACATATATTGAGGATTTTAGACAATATATTGAAGATAGTTTAGGTACTGATAGTACCACAGTTGCAAGTAATATTGAATATGATAATACAACAAGTGGGTTGTCAAGTAATAATATAAAAAGTGCTATTGATGAATTAGCAGAATCCTCATCTTCAGAATTTATAGACACAAACTTCAAGATAATAGATGATTCTTTAAATGGGGCTAGTATTCAATTTTCAACTTCAAGTATAACAAGTGGTTCTAATATTATAGCAACAGTACCAAACTATTCTATTATTTTAGGGGGAGTAAAAGATAAAGAGATAGATGATACTAATATTGCAAATGATAGGATATTAGTATATAAGACATCTAGTGGTAAACTAGAATATGAAGATAAACCCGAAGAGACTACATGGACTACAAATGATGAAAGAGCAAAAACAGCCTTAAATGCAAGTGGAACAGCACCAATATATGCAATTAGAGCATGGGTAAACTTTAATGGTATAGGTGTAGTTGCTATCAGAAATAATGGAAACGTAGCAAGTATTACAGATAATGGAACAGGAGATTATACAATAAATATGGCAACAGCTTTACCTACTGCTGATTATGCTGTATCGGGTTGTAATGAAGATGATTCTCCTTCATCGTTTGGGCTAAAAAGTACAGGACTAGGGAATGCTCCATCTTTAAAAACAACTACACAATGTAGAATTGTAACAGGTCAATCATCAGGAGCTGGTGATGCTAATAATATAAACGTAATGTTTGTGTGTTAAGGAGATAAAATGCAAGTAATAGTATATGTAAACGAAGAAGTAATTAATGGAGAAATAAATAAGTCAGTTTCAATCTCAACTCCAAATAGTAATTGGAATGATTACTTTGAAACATTAGATGATTTAGCTTTGACTTATAAACAGCCTGAGTATGTAAAATATCACATAGTAGAACATACTGAAATACCAACAGAATATAGAGAATCTTGGGAATGGGATGATGAAACAAATTCTATTATTTTTAATGAGACAAAAAGAGAAAAAATTATAAAAACTCAGAAAGGAAAATCTGACAAGTATATAACTTATGATAAATATTGTAACGAAGATATAGAAGACTATCCATTTAGTGATACAGTAAACATAGAAGTTACAACAGAAAATCTTCTAAAACTTAATCAAAAAATGAATGGTTGGAATGAAACAAATGAATATATTCCTTGGAAAGAGGGGGATAATTGGATTCAGTTAACAAAAATTAAACTCCAAGAGATATTGACATATGCAGAAACACTTAAGCAAGAAAAATTTGAAGAAATATTTGGACTAGAGGAGTAATAAATGTCTTATGCAAATCATGTTAGAGCAAGAAAAGATTGTACAATAAAAGGTAGATGTGATTCAGGTAAAAGATACTATACCCCTGAAGTGGTTTTATTTAATGGGAGTGCTTGTACTTGTATTTCTGATACACCTAATCCAGCAGGAGAGTTTGACTTAATATATTGGGATATTGATGTTAAAGGATTAGATTATGTTGAACCTTCTGAGTAAGAGCTACTTTATAAGGAATTCCTAATGATTATAGAAACAACAAGTACTGAAATCCTTTTAGTTGAAGATGAAGTATTAATAAGAGAGAAAACAGCAGAGCAACTTAGAACAATAGGTTTTAATGTAGTTACTGCTGAGGATGGAAAAGTTGCATTAGATATTTTTAAGGAAAGACTTAATAGTAATAAACCTATAAAGGTTGTTGTAACAGACATGAAAATGCCTAATGTCAATGGAATAGAGCTTATAAAAGAAATATCTAAGTTACAAATGCAAACAGCTTTTATAGTATGTAGTGCATATGAACAACTTAAAGATGAATTAGAAAAGTTTCCTTGTATAAGAAGAATTCATATTAAACCCCTTGAAATAAGAAACATTATTCAAGACTTAATTACAATATTTACTAATAGAGAATGGGAACTTATTGAAACAAAAACTTTAAAAGAAACAGTCATACATAGACAAGCATATGAGGCAATTCAACAAATCTTACTAAAAATAATATAATTAAGGCTTAATATGACTGAAATAGATAACATAACAGAATATGAAAAATTCAACTTATCAAAAGCCCAAGAGAAAAAAGAAGACCACCATATATTATTAGAAGATATGTTAAATAATATAATTGAGCAAGTTGAAAAGAAAAAAGAAAAAGATAAAAAACAGTCTCAAATATGGTGGGGTGCTAGAAAAACTGCTGAAATGTCTGTCATAGTAGCTGTGCTTTGGTGGTCTTTAAATAATTTACAAGAGAATTATGAAAGAAGTTTTGAGTACATTGATAATAGAATAGAACTTATAAGAGATAGTGTAGGTAAAGTTACTTTAGATAATGAACAAGCAGTAATTATTATGACAGATATGTTAAAGGTACACCATTCTGTTGAATTATCTTATTATGAAAAACTCTTAACAGCAAGGTATCCCCAAGAATGTATTAAAGATAAAAACATAACTAACTGTAAAAAGAAGATTAAATCAGATGTACAAAGAAGAGTACTTTACTTCAATAGTAAACTAAGTAAGTTTAGCTCAAAGATTGGTGTTCTAAGTAATTATTTTAGGAAAAGTTATTTAGAAGATAAATTTATTGAAGATGTAAGTACAATATTGTTTTCTAATTTAAGAAAGAATATTAAAATGGATTCTTTAAAAGTTTTATTAAGTGATTATGAAACCGAGTTCATAAGAGATTTTCAAAAGGTTCTTGAGGAAAGTGACAAAAATAAGTTACAGTATTAAAAAATATTAAACAAATAAAATAAAAGGAAATAAAATGGAAGTATTATTATTAACAATAGTTGGAATACTATTTAGTGTAGGGTTTGGATATTTAGTTATATTAGCTAAAGATAAAATTGAAAATGAAGATATTGAGAAATTAATTGTTAATGCTATATCTTATGCAGAGGAAATTGCAGAGGCTTATGCTAAAAATAAAATTGAGAATATAGAGTACTCAGGAAAAATGGCAACAGCAAAAGAATACATTGATAAAATTGACCCAAAAGTTATTGAAAAATATGGTGATTCAATCGAAACTCTTATTCAAAGTAAACTTGGTCAAATTGAGAATGTAGGTGCAAGTGCTGAGAAAGCTGTTAAGTAGTATATTAATTATATTACTATTGATATTCTTACCAAGCAACACTTTAGGGAAACAAATATATAAAGATATTAAAGTAAATAAAATCTTATCTGTATATGACGGAGATACTTTTAGAGTTAATATAAACTCTTTCCCTAACTTAATTGGTAATAATATTTCAATAAGAGTGTTTGGTGTAGATACTCCCGAAAAGAGAGGTGCTAAATGCTCTTATGAAAAAGAAATGTCTTTAGTAGCTATGCACTTTACATATAACTTTTTAAAACAATGTAAAGAAAGTATTATTTTAAAGAAAGTCCAAAGAGGTAAGTATTTTAGAATAGTTGCCGAACCTTATTGTGGAAAAGTTTCTTTAACAAAAGAGTTAATAAAGAATAACTTAGCAATAGAATACTACGGTGGTAAGAAAGTTAAAACTTGGTGTGATTAAATATAAAGGAAAATTATGGATAGATTAACTGCTATAATATATGATTTAGCTAATGGAAAGAACTTAAATTTTTTTAGTATCAAAGACCAAAAGTTATATGCTAAATGGGCTTTAAATGAATACTCTAAAGGTAAGGAAAATGATTATAAATTTTCTGAAAAAGATTTAGAAAAAGTAAAAGAGCTGGAGAATATATTAGCTATATAAAGGAAAAATATGGATTGGGTAAAATTAATAAGTACAATGTTTGATATACTTAAAGAGGTTTTACCCTTTTTGTTTGTTTGGAGAAGTGCTAAACAAGATACCGAAAACGAACAATTAAGGGAAGATAATGAAAAGCTTAAAGAATATAATAAAATATCTGAGTCTAATATCAGTATTGATGATGTTAGTAGGGTGTGGGGTGAAAATAAATAGTATATGCCCTACTTATCCCATTCCTTCAAGTGAAGTTACAAATAAGATTCTTGATTTAAAAGATTCAGAGGTAAATGATTGGATGATAAAACAATATAAATTATCATTACAATTAGAAGAATGTGGTAAATAGTATAGTAAGATAGTAAAGGATTAATTATGGCGTATACAAGTTTAGAAATTCCAAAAGATACTTGGACATTAGTAGCAACAACAGATTTAAATTATCAAGTAAGAACACTAGGTAGAACTAGAATTTGGGCTTATGAAGGAACAGATATTCCTACTGCTATACCTAATACAAGTTCAAATCAACCATTTTGGATATTAAGTGATACAGCTTTAGATAATGAAGACTATGAAGATAGAATTTATGAAAATAACTCAGGGGAAAGTCTTTGGTTATATTCTGAAGGAACAGATACAATAGTTGTGAAAGGAAACTAAAATGCCTTTATATAAAACAAGAGAAAATATACAACTAAATACTTTTAACCTAGGACAATCTCCTAACTCATTTGGTGGAGTTGGCTCTACAAAGGAAGAGGCTGAAACAGAAAGAGATGATTATGCTTTAGCTAATGCTTCATGGTTAGCAAGTTATGATAATAATTCTTCATTAAGTATTCAATTAGTTTATACTGAAAGTACAGAAAATATTGTAGAAAGTCAAGCAAGAGTAGAAAGTGAATGGGCTAAATTATCTTCTGTAATAGCTGTTAAAGGTCAAGATGGAAGTACAACTGAGTTAATAGGTGTTAGAAATAATCATATTCCAGTTAAGTCTGCTTTAGGAGAGTCTTTTGAAGATTCGGGTATGGAAGTTTTAGATGATGGTACTGTTATGAGTGCTAGTACCTTTAGGTCACAAAGTGCAAGTATCGAAGTAGGAAACTCTGTTAAACTTTCTGAGGTAGGAAGTATTCCAAGTGTTTACTCTAATGTAAGTGGTAATAGATATTTAATTCCTTTACACCTTTATGATAAAGAAAATGGCTCTTCAGAAAGACCTTTTACATTAGTTACAGAAGCAAAAGTATCTGATACAATGCTACAACCTGATTATAGTACGGAAATGGAAGATGATTGTTGTTTTGAGTTACCTTCAACTTCAAACATTATTATAAATAAAATTAAGTTAAAAGTTGTTGAAGCAGTTAATAATGTAGCTGTTAGATTAAAGTCTGTTAATAATGGAAATGTTGTTGTAAAATATTTACCAAATGAAGCTACTTGGAGAAATATTTCAGATGGTATTTATGGAGATAATGGTTATGACTTTACTATTGGAGATAATACTATTGACATAGAAAACTCCCCAATGTTATTTATGATAGACCCTTTCCAAATAGATTATACTATTGACTTTGTTTCAAGTGGAACTGTTAAGTTATTAGGTGATGGAGATGTTCCTTATATTGCTGTTGATGGAAATGCTTTTGAGGTACAAAGTATATGTTTAAGAAATGATATAAAAGAATTCTTTATGTATCCTAAAAATGGAAATGCTTATGAAGTAGGTAATTGGAATGTTGAAAGATTAGGTTCTAACAATGATACTCATTTTATAATTAAAATACCTAATGATTTTAATGAAATTGTTTCTTGTACAATAGTTGTATTACCTGATAATACAGAATATATTCAAGCAGATATTGAAGTAAGTATATCGGGAATAGGATTACAATATAATGATACTGAAAACACAGTTTCTAATAAACAACTTTTTGTAAATAATAGTTACTTAAATGAATTTGATATAACAGATTTAATGAATGGTATTGATAATACAAGTTATGTAGCAGTAGATTTTAATTCAGATACTCAATATATAAGAGTAGTGGGGCTAAACTTCAAATACAGATAGAAATGAATAAGGGAAATAAATGGAAAACACTAAAAATACTGAAAACACAAATCAATTAGATAAGTTTAAAAAGATACACTCTTTTATAAATAAATTTGAAGGTGGATATTCTAATATAGCTGAAGATAGTGGAGGAATGACTATACAAGGTATTGCTAGAAAGTTCCACCCAAAATGGGAAGGTTGGGAATACATAGATTCTTTATTAGATAAAGGATACTCTACAGCAGAAATAAATAAAGAAACCTCTAATAATGTAGAATTTCAAGATAAAGTTACTGACTTTTATTACTCAAACTATTATAAAAAATATGGTTATGAAAGATTTGATTTTAATTTAGGTTTAATAATAACTGATGGAACTGTTCTTTTTGGTTTCAAAAGAATAAGTAAGAACTTACAAAAAATTATTAATAATAATTTACCTAAAGAAGAACATATTGAAGTTGATGGTTATGTTGGTACTAACTCATATAAAGCCTTAGACAAAGTTCTTTCAAAGGTTTCTGAACAAGAGATTGCTTATGCTTTACTTATTGAAAGGGTTGATGATATATTAGAAACTGTGGAATATAAACCTTCTAATATTAAGTTCCAAAAAGGTTGGTTAAATAGAGTTATTAAATTATATAATGTAATTAAATTTCAAGGGTAACAATTTTAAGAGAGGATTTAGCTACCTCTCTTTTGGTTTAGTTTAAATAATTATCTTTTACTTATTACTCTATACAAATGTAATAACCAACTATTACAAAAACTCATTGGAAAAATATTATTCTCTCTACACCACTTTGTATAATCTAGGTAATAATCTTTCCGTTGTGATATTATAGTATCTTCTTTAGTCATAAATCCTCCTTAAATACTTTGAAATAAAACTATTCCTAATTTTATCATATCATCTTTATCTTCTGAACTATTTATCGTTCTAATAACTTCATCACCTTTTTCAATATTAACTGTTAAATAATTTGTATTTAAAAATGTTTCTAAAACAAGATTATAAGTACAATTATTCTTGAATTTACTTTCTATAACTTTTCTTACAAAGTATCTACTATCATTATTTTTCATAATTCTTCCAATAGTCTTGCTCTTAACTCTTTAATAAACGTTGCATATTTATCATCATCTTTTACTTCTAAACTTATATTATCTAATAATGAAGATAAGTCACTCATTAAATTTGCATATAAATACCAATTCTCTCCTATTAAATCTTCAAACTCTTCTTCTGTCATCTAAAACTCCTTTTCTTATTTCTAAATTTTATCCCAAATTTTTTGAGAAACCTTTAATTTATATAAATTATACATTATTTAATTTGCCTTTCTATATTTTTTATAGCATAATCTGTACTATTATGTAATTCAATTAGTTTATATTTAGCTTCTTTCAAAAACACTATTGCTTCATCTTCTGTTTCATAAATCCCTTTTACTCTACCCTGTGAACTTAACTTTATGAGTTCTTTATCTTTTAAATAATAAACATTCTTTTTAGTGATACTTATTAAAGGGTATAAATCATAAGTATTATCTAAAATAATGTACCCTTTAATACCTTTATCTTTAGTTTTCTCTCTTAATTCTTTTAAGTAATCTTTTATAACACCATGTAATTTCATATTTCTCCTTATTTAATCATTTGAGGGAAACCATAATTACCACAAAGACTTTCTGATACAACATAAGTCATATTACTTTGAGGCAGTTTACCTTTTTCTTTCAGCTCCCTAATATCCTCAATAACTTCATACCAAGCAATAGGATTATCTGTAATAACTTCATGCTCCCATTCATCATAGAATTTTCCACTATCTTTAAATGTTTGTACTTTAACTTTTAATTTCATATTTTCTCCTTTTAATTTTTTCTTTAATAATCTCTTAAACCCATCTCTTGTAAAAACATTAACCTAAGTTTTCTTGCTTGGGCTTTTGAATTAATACTTGCTTCAATAACAGTTAAATCAGTTGTATTATTTACATCACAGAATAACTTAACTTTAACTTTATTAATATCATCTGATAATTTAGATACTAAACTATAACTATCCTCAGAAGTTATAAAACCTTTTTGATACTCAGAAATAACTTGAGATAAAGTCTTATTGAACTCTATTAAGTAAACTCTATATTTGTCACAATTATTTGAAAGAGTATTTGGATTAATACCCTCAGCAAAAGTGTCTGTAAATAATGCTGAACTAAATAATATACTTAGAATACTTATCTTGATGCCTCTTTTTAAACTTGTTAAACTTGTTTTCATATTTTCTCCTTTTTATTTTATTCTTGTATTCCTACTACTTTGCAGTCCATGTGATAGTTTTTCATATCTCTTACATTACCAAAATCAAAATCTAAAGAATATGAATTCCACATTGCTGTTAAATCTTTATGGTCACTAAAACTACATATATCACCACCTTTCCCATCTTCTGATAAACTAGCAAATATTGGATTATAGTCACTATCTAACATATTAGGAAAATGTATTGCTAAGGTTAATTTATCAACACATATAACCCCCTCAAACATTTTATTTCTATAAATATAATGTGTACTACCCATTTTTAAATAATAACCTATTACATATTCATCACTATCAATCTTTTTTGCTCTATAAATTGGTATATTTAAATCTTTCATATATTCTCCTTTTTGTTTGTTTTGATAATATAATTGTACAATACCTTTTATTAAAATAAGCTTAATCAACTAACTTTTCCCATAATCTATTTTTATTATACTCCATTTTAATTGGGTACTTAGTCCATTTAGGGAGTATTGTTTTATACATTGTATTAAATTCTAAGTTTTGATGTCTATTTACTTGTACTTCTTTAATATCTAATTCCATATCATACTCGTATCCACAATCAGTCCAACCTTTTGTATAAACCATATCATAATTAACTAAAATAGTACATATTTCTAAAGGTTTTATTTCATATTCCTTTACTAATCTTTTTATATTAAAGTATCTATATGTTAAATCGTACTCACAAAAGAAGTCATCTTCAACCTCTAAATTATAACAAGTATCTGCTACAAAGTTTTCCGATTCATAAACTTCAATACTATATCCTTTGTAATTATCATAGTTTGTTACATAAGTATAACTATTATTATATGCCTCCTCCTCATTAGGAATCAAACTAAAGTGCAACTTTGTAAATACATTTTTTACTCTACCTATCTCTCCCTCACCAAACATTTAATTATCCTCCACAAAAATATTATTTAATTCTCTATATTTAAGCTCTTCTTTAAGAATATTTATAAAAAGACCTTCAACAAAATTTGTTGTAATAGCTTCTATATGAGCATTTGACATATCTTTAAACTTTATATAATGTAACTCTTCTGTACCTTTTTTACCATAAGTTCCCCAAGAAAGTTCTGAACGAATTCTCTCAAAGGAATCTGTTGAATAAATACAATTATCAATATAAGGCTCTTTATTAACAGACCTTCTAATATATTCTCTACCACCATCATTCATATAAACCTCTCCGTTAGCATCTTTGTAAGATTTATAATCATAAACATGGTTTGAAGTTAATTCTGTTCCGTCAGGTGTTATAATAGAATTTTTTAATAAAATCTTTTCTTCTGTTTGTTTCATTTTATTTATCCTCCCATCTATTACATGAAAAAGGGTGTTTTTCAAAATGTAAAGCAGTTTCAGAAAAAAGCTCAATAGGACATTTTGGAGAAGTATAATATTTACAATTCTCACAAGTTCTTTCTTTTAACTCTTCTTCCATTTTAACTTTCATAGATATATTACCATTTTCAACACCTTCATGAAATATATCTTCTAACTCTCTTTCATGTTGATTATAAATCTTATCAACAAAGTGTTCTCCGTAAGAGTCTAAGTCACCTTCTTTAATCATATCATATATATACTCATAAGCCATTTCTCTTGTAAATTTTTTCATTAATTCTCCTTTTTACTTAATTGAATATCAACTTGTATTAGAATATCAAAAGAGTCAAACACTCTATAAGAGGATAAATTTCTTTTAACATAATAATACATAATTATATATTCAATAACCTTAAAAGAACCTAAATATGGAGTAATAAACCTCTCAAAAGTAATTAATTTATAAGTAGACTCTTTACAATATTCTTTTAACCTAGCTTCTCCATAACACCCTTCAATATCTTTATGAGTAACAAACATTAACCAAAGCATTTGAATATAGCCTATAACAATATTACATAACCAACCAATACATATGAAATAAATAACCCCAAATAATAACATTTCTAACATAATTCCTCCTTGTTTTCTTTTTTGACTTCATTTAGTTTAATTTTGTACTCAAATTCTTCATTATAATCTTTTACAAAATTATTTACTCTAACAAAGTATCCCATATAATCCTCAAAAGAACCTCTTTCATAATATTCATATAAAGGAGTATCTCTATATTGGTCTACCTTAAATATATCCCAAATCTTTATATGAGATAACTTGATAGGAACTATATCAACTCTTTTATTAATAAAGAACTTATCCGTTGTTACTTCATATTTATTATTTGAGTTAAGGAATACATAAAAATACTTTTTAAAATTAATCTTTCTATTTTTGTTAGACTTAACTATTCTAAGACCTTTAAGCTTTTTCATTACTTTCCCCTTTAAGATTTTCTTTTAAATCATTTAACCATTCTTGAATATCTTGTTCTTCTTTATACTCTTCATCGGATAATCCCATTTCAATTAAATCTTCTAAGTAATCATTAATATTAATAACTACATCAACAAAATCATCTGTAATAAAACAATACAATGGAACTACTACTTCTCCAAGATTATCATCCATAAATAATGGATAAATTGCTTCAAGAATTTCCTCTTTATCATCTTCTGTAATATCAAAGTTAATAACTTCCATCCATCTATTATTGTCTGCATCATGTCCATATTCTTCTAAATAAAACATTGTTTCTCCTTTTTATGTGTTTATGTGTTTAAATTGTTTCGATAAGATAAGTATATAAGAAGTATTATTAAAAGTTGCTTAAATGGGTTTGTTTTTGTGGGTTGTTTTTAAAAGTTTTTTTGAAAGGATATTATGAGGTAAGGGTGGAGGAAATTAATCCTCCAAAGATTTTTGTAAGTTTTTTATTTCATCTTGACAAGTAAATATTTCATTAAGAAGTTTCTGATTAGGACATTTAGATAATTTACCTGATATTATATCATTTAAAGAGTAACTTATATTGGGGTTTACTTGTCTTGACTTTTCATTAATAACTTGCTCTAGAAGTTTTATCCTTTCTAGAGCTTCTTGTTTTTTCATTTTTTCTCCTTACATAAATATTTAATAGTTATCTTATTCTTACACATTTTTGTTCATCTGCGTAACCATTAGGATTCCATACACCAACCCATTGAAAAGGATATAAAGGTAAGAAGTCTGAGTTAAATCCATATTCACTAGAACCACTAACACAACCATTTATAAAACAACTACCTCCTCTACTATTAGCAGTAAAGACTGGTTTATGTTGGTGTCCTCCCATTATAGACATAACCCTAATATTAAATAATTCATCAAACATTTCAAATTGCTTTAATACATCTGATTCATTTGTTGGATTAAATCTTTTCATATCCATATGATGAAGTCCTAAATATTTAGGGTTATCTTCTGTACCAATATTATCAATGGCATAACCACTATTGCTATAATGTGATTTAACATTATCTTGGTTAATATGACTTAACATTATTTCATACATTAAGTGTTCAAAGTCAAAAGCTTTTAAATCTCTAACAGGTAATAAACCTAATCTACTATGATTACCATTAACAGCTATAATATCAATATGTTTATACTGAGTTGCTAGGGTATTAATTCTATCTGCTAAAAACTTTGCTAATTCTATAACAGATTGTGTTACTGGAACTTGACCTTTTAAGTCTAATCCATGAATTTTACCTGCAAGTAAGTCTCCACCTAAGTATATCTTTAAAATATCAGCTTCATATTTCTGAACTTCAAATAAAGTTGTATCAATACCATCCAAACAAATCTGAGTATCAAATTCATTATGGTTTTCTATAAATTGACCTTTAACTAATTCATTATAATGCAAATCTGATAATAAGACAAATGCTTTAGTATTATCTTTTCTTAAATCTTTCCTATCAATAAGTTTTAAATTATTTTTAGGAAAATTAGTATCTTTAAAAACAGTTAGTGAGTGTTGAATATCATTATAAATTGACTCATAAAAGTTATATTCTCTATCCTCTTCCCTCATAAGCTTTCTTAAATGATTATTCTCATCACGAGCATGGGTAATACCTCTAACTAATTGTCTATTTTTCTTAACAATACTCTCTAATTCTCTTTCTAGTTCATGTTCTACACTATACTCTTTACCTTGTTCTCTCATTAAGTCTTTATTTAATTTAAGAATACTCTCAACACGACTTGCTTTAGTACCATTATCTAAACCTAATTGATAAGAACAATATCTAAAAGCATTATACTCAATATCATAATCCTCACAAAGAGTTCTTAAAGGTTTATCCTTTTCTTGATACTCTGCTAAGAACATTCCCCAATCTTCCTCACTCAAATCAAACCTTTGTCTGAATTCATTTATTAACTTTGTTTTCATTTTTCTCCTTTAAATTTATTTTACAAACAAAAGTATATAATACCTTTGCTTAAACTATCCTTAGTAACATATATTGCATGAAATAACCTTCAATAGCTATCTTTGCACATTATTATATGCAATACTTTTGTAACCTATTCCTCAGTAAAACTATATCCACAAGATTTACAATATTCTTGATGATAAATAAAACCTCCACTAGAAAAGTTCTTACCTTCATATTCCCCACATTGAGGGCATTTAGGCTTTTCCTTTATCAGAACAATCTCATTGAACTTTGCTTTATCGGGAAATTCCTTTAACTTATTTATCTCATTTTGTAACTTTTCAATGAGTTCCTTTTTTAACATTCTTTTTCCTCATCTTTAACTTCCCACCAACTCCACTCAATAGTTTCAAATAGACAATCTAAAGCAATTTCGTGAATTTTATCTTCGGGAGTATCTTCTTCAACCTCAAATTCAAACTCCCCATCACAACCAACATATCCTGTTGAAACGTATCCTTGTATCTTTTTCATTTATTCTCCTTTTTAAAATTTATCTTTCTCAGCAAATACTTGACTAAACTGTCTTAACTTGCTCACCTTTTCGGAATAACTCTCTTCGCTGAACTTAAAAGACTTCATTGGTGCTAATAACCCAAATCTACCTCCTCTTTCAAACTCAAATATATGAACTTCTTGATTAAGAAAGTTAGGTATAATCTCTACTGTTTCAGATAACCTTGACCTATGTAAATTAAACTCCTCCTTTGTATCTAAATATGTAAAATGTGCTACTTGTATCTTTGACTCATATCTTGTCATAAGAGCTTTTCTAATATTTAACCCATTAGTTATCATTAAAAAGTTCCTAAACATAATTGTTAGAGGTCTTTTATCTCCTTGAGCAATATTCAACAACATATAATTTAACAAATAATGTAAAGAATGAAATACAAAACCCTCGGACTTATGCAATTTTAACTTTTTAATATTAAATTCATCTGCATAGAATTCCATGTTTTTTCTTATTTTCTTATAATCCTTTGTTAAAGTAGAATAGTTGTAATTCATTTGAAAGGCTTTTTCCGTAACAAAACAATTAGTAAGTTGTTTATTCTCAGTCATTACCATAATATCTAAAGAGTTATCCTCATTAAGATACCCCACAAAGAGTAACCTTTTAGAAAAACCTTTCTTAAATACTGTTTCAAAATAATTCAATAACATTCCCTCAATATTAGTCCTTAAAAGACTTCCTAATCTAACAAAATATAATAACTTTCTTTTCTTAACTAAAGAACCTTTATAAAGTACACAAGGATATCTTATATTATATTTTGTATCATTATTATCCCATTCAAGAGTTCTTTGCCAAGCATAAAATCTTCTAGCTTTTCTATTTCGTTCTTTAAAATAAGAATGTATCTCAACATCAGTTGGAATAACAAGCCCTTTGAACTTAGTATTATTAAAAGATTTTAAATCAAGGTACTTATAAACTTGTTGCTTATATAAATAAGGGGGCATACCTATAAAATGATAATGTAAAGATAAATCATCATCTAAAGTCATGTACTCTTGAACTCTAAGTCTTTTATTATCCCAAAGTTCTTTAAGCATATCTTTAGGGATTTTATAAACATTCTCTCCATTAATAAAATCTACTAAGAACTTTTGTAAGAAACCTTTTTCTGAATAAATATATTCCTCAAAATAAGGTCTAAGTTCTTTTTCATTAATACCATATGCTACCATAAAATCTAATTGAGGAAAGTTTATTTGTTTTCCTGTTATAGTTTCTTTTTCTAAATCACTCTCTAAAGGTAAAAACCTTTCTTTAATTGTTGGTGAAGTTAAAATTCTTTTAATAACATAACCATGAACAATATTAAACTCAGCCCTATTATCATTATTCCTATATAAAACCTTTCTAAGATAATTTAATTTTTGTTCAGCATTAGGAATTTTATTTAACTCAATAATGAACTCTAAAAAAATCTTTATAAAAGTATCTTTAATATTATATATACTTAGATTACTTTTATTCTTTGTTGCTTTAGCTTTTGCCAATTATTTCTCCTTATCTAACTCAATTAAATCAATTATTTCCCTAACCTTTTGACTTGATATATTTTTAGGGTTAGCAAACATTTCAGATATTTTTTGTTTAGCTTCTTTTTTAGTAAGAGTAGGTATAATTTCAACCTTATTAGCAACCATACAATGAGTACCATTAAAATCTAGTAAATAAATATCATTACATTTACCAAAATAAGTTCCTTGCCAATTATAATTACCTAAGTTTCTTGTTGCCTTAACAATATCTCCTTGTTTTGGCTCTTTTAAATTTTGCTCATGTATTGTATCATTAGTATTAATATCCCTAATCCTATATGGACATGATTCTTCACTAGGACAAATATCTTTAGGTTCTCCACATATAGGGCATACTTCATCTCTTAGTTTCATTAACTTTGTTATACGCATTTTTCCTCCTTAAATTTTATTTACAAAGAAGTATAACAAAGAATTTATTAAAGTTTGCTTAAAAATGTGTTATTAACAAGTAAATGTTATTATTGTAGTTTTTATGTTAATTTAAGTAGTATTTGTAGTAAATATCTTAGAAGGTTATTCCTCCCAAGATATTATTGATTGATTATCTTCTCTTGTAACATTTAAAGTATAATCACTTTCGATAGTTTCTCCATGGTGTACTGTTATAATTGATTTATTAGGAAACTCTTTAGTAATATATCTAAGTAACTTTCCTATTTCCTCTTTTCCACTATCATCAATATTAGATAAAACTTCATCTAAGAATAGTAGATTAACTTCTACTCCCGTTAAAGTTTTAATAGATAAGTTTAATGCTAAACATAAAAGAATATCTACTCTTCGTTGCGTTCCTGAACTTAAATCTTGATACCTTTGTAAAAGCCCCTGTTCCTTATAAATAAGCTCGAAAGAATCTTTTGTAGTTTTCTCTACCCAAATGTTTATCTCTCTTCCTAGTGCCTTAGAGCTAATCCTATCAAGTGTTCCATTAAATAATTCAATGAAAAGATTTATTCGTTCTTTTACAAAACCTTTTGCACCCGTACAAGCCTTAATAAGTTCATAAACATAAACTTTATTCCTAAATTCTGTTAAAGATATTTCATTAGTAACTATATCTTCATTAACTTTAGCTAAATCTTTTCTTAGTTTATTCCTTAGAGTTGTTTTATCCGAAGTTTCCCCTTGAGCTTTTAACTCTTGGAGTCTTTTAATATCATTCTCTAAAAGGATTTCGTCTTTAGTAATCTTTTCTAACTCTGTTTTCAAACCTTTTAAGACAGAATATCTTCCTAAGTTATTATCTTTAATCTCTTTTCTTTGAGTAGCTAAATCTGTAATTTGTTCTTGAAAACCTTTGAACTCATTTCTTAAATCATCAATATTCTTAATCTCTTGTTTACAAGTAGGACATTTATTAAGATTTAATACTTTATCGTTTTGAGTTTGTTGTTGTTTCAAAAAGTCTATTGAAGAAGTTAAGTTATTGATTTTACTTTCAGTATCTTTTACTTCTTTATTAAGACTTTTGAACTCTTTTTCTTTTTTAGATTTATTATATTGTATTTCCTCAAGTTTTTCTACTTTAAGACCTAATTCAGCAGTATCAAATGAAGAAACCTTTACTAAATTTAATTGTTCTTTAATAAAATCAGATTGCTTAATTAACATATCTTGTTCTTTAAGTTTTGTTTCTAATTCTAACTTCAAAGACTTTAACTCTAAATCAGCTCTTTTATTAATATCTGTAATAAATTCTAAACTCAATAACTCTTTAATAAAATTACTTTGAGCATTATCCTCAGCAGTACTAAATAAACTAACCCTTTGAGGGCTTAAAAAGAACAATTTGTTAAAGGTATTATAACTTAAACCTAATAACTTTTCTAACTGATTTTGTTTTTCTACTTTATTATTATATCCCGAAGGAATATCATTAACGTAGTACTCAAAAAAGTTTCTTGAATAATCTCTTTCAATAAGGACTTCTTCTGTAATGTTATCTTTAGTAATATCTAAATACATTTTACAGAAGAACTTTTTATTAGTATGTTTATTCAATATTTCTTTTTGGGGTTTGTTTAATAAGTTCTTGTTGTAAAGTGCTTGACAAATAAGGCTAGGCAATGTACTCTTACCCGAACCATTTGAACTAAAAGCATCAGAGTTAATCCCTACAAGATTTATCAAACCATCTTTCCCTTCAAAATCTATTACAGTATCATTCAAGAGCCAAAACCCTTGAACTTCTATTTTCTTAATCTTTATCATTCAAGTGTATCCCTACCACATAATGCACAAGAAGTGTCCTTTTTCAAATGATATTTATCCATTAATTCCCTTAGTCTATATTTAGCTTGACTAGGAGTACATCTACAAATCTCTACCATAGATTCCTCATCAACTTCGTGGTGAGCATTCCCCCATGCTTGAGTACTCAAGTAACATCCTTCCCCTAAATTATTAAAACCATGATAAAATCCTACATACCATAAATTTTTATTATATTTATCAGTTTTTAATTTAGCTTTATAAATTGATATATTTGTATTACTCATTTTTTAATTTCTCCTTTATCGTTTATTTTCAACCATAGATTCTAAAGTAGCAAATGTACTTGTTACTAAATCCTCTAAACCTTTATCATCATTTGTTTTACAAATATAGTTTAACAAATCTTTACTTACAGAATTCTTATCTAAACATTGTTTTACAAGTTTATTATAATTAATTTGTTGATGATTACTTTCATTCATACTTAAATTAATATATTCTGTTATACAAAATTTATCTATATCTTTTTGTTCTCGAAATGTTCTCTTAACTTTATCAATCATAAACTTCTTACCATATACTCTTACTTTATAAAAAGCTTTATTACTTAGATAATCTTGTCTCATTTCTTCAATAATGAGAGGTATATTATCTAAATCTTCTAGCTTAATATGTTTAAGTTTCTTTTGGTAAGGAGAGTCTTGATTGAACATAAATACTCTTTCATGTTCTCCTGAATCTTCATCTAAAAGAATAAAGCTAGGGATAGAGCTTACTTTACTTTCTTCTTCATTAAATTGAGGAAATTCTACCCAAGAGGATTGTCCACAATAAACAATATTATCAAACTCACTATGATTATGAACATCTCCTAAATATATTTTAGAAGCAACATTCTTAGGAATTGTTAAATTAATCTCATCTGAAAAGAAAGCATTACCATTACTTGACCTTAAATGACTAAATATATATCTATACTTTTTATTAAGGTTTTGTAATTTGTTTATATATTTATGACTACAAAAAATATCTTGATTGGGACTTTCTCCAATAATAACATAATCATGTACTTTTACATTCCATTTGTTTAAATAATAATCTTTCATAACTTCTTCATAATAAAGTCTTTTTGTAGATTGTTTATTTAAAGAATGATTCCCCCAAATTATCTCTTTAGAAACCTCATTAGGAACATTTGACCAAAAGTAATCAAGTAAATCAAGTTCCCAACTCTTAGGGGAATCTCTATCAATAAAATCCCCTAAGTCAATTACTCTTGTAATACTTTCTTCTTTAATTGTTTTCAAGATTATATCTAAACAATATTTCTTCATTTCAAATTCCCACTTACTATAATGAGGTCTTTTTTCATCAAAAGGTTTAGCATGAAAATCTGAAAATAATAGTGTTTTAAACTTACTCATTTATCTCCTTTAATATACATAAACTTCACAAAACCATTCAGGTTTTACATCTATAAGTAAATGTTTATACTTGTCTAAATCATTACAAAATTTAGTATATTTCTCCATATTACCATTATTACAAGGGTCTGAACATATTAAAACTGGTTCATTAGTTCCTGAATAACTACATCCGATATAATCATAATCGAATTCAGGTAATTCATCTTCAATAAAACCCTCTAAATCATCTCCATTATACTCGTTCTCAAATATTTCTGTACCTTTTTCAGTTAAATTATTTTTAACCTCAACTCCATATCCTGCTACTGCTCTATAATCTATTCCCATAATTTTCTCCTTTTAATTTTTTAATCTATATACATTGAAATTTCTTCTAATAAACTTGAACATTTAAATGCCTGATTCTCAAAGAAAATATCATCTAATTCATCTGTAATGAGTTTATTAGGTTTCTTAAAAGCCTTAATCTCTTCAACAAGTTCCGCATATTGTATTAATTCAGCTTTATTAAACTTAGAATCATCTACAAAGAGTTGAACTAATTGATATATTAACTTCATCTTTTCCCAATTAGAATCTTCTTTAATTGACTTCAAAGCCTTTTTTACATATCTATCTGATACTTGCTCAATTTCTTCAATAGGAACTGCTCTCATTTCTTTAAATGAATTATACTTATTTACAAGTTTTAATGCTGTTTTATCTCCAATACCTTTTACTTTAAGGTTAGGGAAATCAGCAGAATCAGAAGCTAATACTTGAAACATTTTAAATTGTTTAATACTAAGATTATGCTTATCCTCTTGTGTTCTAAACCTTTTAGAAGAATGACTATACATATTACTAGCTGGAATTTCTGAAAAGAAATCTTTATCAATACTAACTCCAATAACCTCATATTCATCTCTAAATTGTTTATAAAGTCTTGTTAAAATATCATCAGCCTCAACACCATTTACTTGACCATTTATCATTATATGATTAAATTTAGTAATATCTTTTCGGGCTTGATTTAATAACTCTAAACTTTTAATCTCCTTTTTAGTCATTTTCTTTTGAGCATCTTTTCTATGACCTTTATAATCAGGGTATAATTCTTTTCTATATCTACTCTTTGTAATATCATTTAATAAAACAACTTTATTAGGCATAATATCTTGACATATTTCTAAAATATCTTGTAAAAAATATTCTAAAATTGGTGTATCATATTTAACCCAACTATGTCTAGCCCTATGTAAGATACCTGAGCTATCTACTAACATTAATTTTTTCTTCATATTTCTCCTTTTAGATAGTATTTCTTACTCTTTTTAAGTTTACTAATATCTTTCTTTATCTTTTTAATTTTATTTTTATAATGTTCCAAGTATCCACTCTGAATATTAATGTTTGATTCTAAAGAGGATATAAGGTTTTCTTTAGCTTCATTAAAAGTATATAATTCATAAATAATTCTACCTTTGATATCAATAATATATTCAGACATACTTAGACTCTCATATTTAGACAATCTAATAAACTGTGCTATTACAATTTTTTCTATTTTATTATTAATAATAGCATACTCCCTAGCTTTTAATTCCCATCCTTTCATATCTTCTATTTTCATTTAATTTTCTCCTTAATTTATTTCTCTTGTTATACTTCCATCATCTAACATATTAACTCCTAAAGCTCTTGATGAAGCTACAAATAAAGCTAATCTAACTCTTTTATCATTTTGATTTTCATCACTAGGATTTTCACCAATATAGTTTTGTGTAATTCCTCTTAAATATTTTAAATCATCTTCATCCAATTTTAAAGTTAGTGTTACTTCTTCTTTTGGTTTAATTATTTCCATCATTATCTCCTTCATTTATTTTATTTAATCTGCTTTTAAAACAAAGCTCTCATAACCACCGAACAAACTACCTTTTGAAGCTAACACTAAAACATTATATTTTAAATCACTCTTTGGAATATCATCTATATCCCATATAAAGTTTCCTTCCAAAGTATAACCTAAAATATCCTTTTCTTTTAGGGTATGTTTCAAAAAGTTCATTCGTTCAATACTATTAAACTTACTTTTCTTAGTAATCTCTTCTTTAGAGTAATAACTTAAAAAGTAAGGTTTACCACATTTACCTCTTGACATATCTATTATACCAAAATAAACTAAATGTTTGCTTAAAGAGTTAAGTTTCTTAGCACTTATATTTAGTTTAGTATTACATAAATATGTTCCTTTATTGTCTTTAAAGAACATTTCAAAATAAGTATATTTCTTAGGGAGTTTATAATAAAAAGCTCCTAAGTCATTTATCTTTTCAAGAGCTTCTGTTTGTTTGAGGTTATCAAAGAGTTCTTCATAAGTCTTTTCTTTAAAACTAAATTGAACACTTAACTCTAAGAAATCTTCTTTTAGAAACTTTTGTTTATTAATAATACAAGAATACAGATTAAAGAAATCCCTTTCAAGTTTTATATGATAAAAAGGTATATCTTCAAAAGTTCTTGATACTTTTTGTTTTGATTTAGGATTATACCAAAAGTATAACCATTGGTAATACTCAAAGTCAAAAGCTTTTATAGTTTCTATACTAACATTTGGATTAGTAAGTAAAGTCATAAAAGCTCTTTTCTTTGAGATACTTAATTGAGTTGTGTTTGGTAACTCATATTCTTCAAGTCTTTTCTTTTTAGGTCTTATATAAGAAAACTTTCTTCTACTTCTCCAATTAGGAATTTTCTTTTTCATAAGTTTCCTTTAATTATCTCCAAACAAATCATTTAATAAATCTGTTTCTTTTTTAATTGTATCAGTAAATCCTATATTAATAATTTCTCTGTCTTTTATCTTTAACTCTTTTTTAGAAGTTAATATTACAAGATTATTCTTGATACTACATTCATCTAATAAGCTTTCAAATTTAGCTTTATTAAAATCACTTGAACTAAGAGTATTATAACTAAATATTGTTAAAATATCAACCTTAGCTAACTTACTTACTGAACTATCATAGTCATTAAAATCTTTAAAATCATAATCAAGTTTAGCTCCCGTTGTTAACTTATAGTTTAACTTAGTATTTGTTTTATTATCCTTGACTAATGTGTTCAGTAAAACACTTCCTGCTAATAACCCTTGTTCTCCTATTTGAGAATATAAATTAAAGATATAACCTTTGTTTAATAACTTATCAGAATTATTTAATAAACTTTCCCAAAATTGTTTGCTTGTATATTTTTTATCTTTAAACATTATTGGATTAGGTTTTAACTTAATATTCTCTTTAATAGGCTCTCTTGGTAAACTTTTACTTAATAACAAATTTCCTCCTTTTGGTAATATAATTTTATCGTGAATTATTTGATAATCTTTTGTACGAATAAGCTCTTGTAAATTAACCCCTTTAAGATATTCTTCATAAGCCCATTTTATTGAAGGTATCCCTGAGAAATATCTTTTTAAGGTATTATACTCTACAAGAGTCATCCCTATTTTATTTTTTGTTGTTTGAAAGTAATTAGGCATTTCTAATTGTCTTTACCATTTACTGTTTCTAAAGTTCCAAAATAATCTATTACGTTATATAAATTAGATATTTGTTTTCTAATATCATACCGTTTATATCCATTATAGACATCATGTTCTCTAAACCAATCTCTTTGTATTAATTTAAGAAGATATAATGTTTCTTCTAATTCATATAATATTAGTTCTTTATCTGTCTCTGTCATTAATTCTCCTTTCTTATTTCAATACTACTTCAAATGGTATATTAATATAAGCTAAATACCAAAGAAGGCATATAATACCTAAATAAAATAAACTAGCAATCTTATCAGATAATTGATTCATACCACTCATTCCAATAGCAAATATTATAACACCTACTAAATTAACACTTAAGTATAGGGTAAACCCCAATAATACTATCCAACCAAATATTTCCATTTAATTCTCCTTTCTTAAAGCTTTTAAAGTATTTTCCAATTCTTTTAATCTAGATTCTTGCCAAATAATCTCAGCTTTGACTCTATTTATATCTGCTAAAGTATTTTCAATCTTCGTATCTAAATCTTCTTTAGCATCTTTTTTAATAAAATATCTACATCTGTATCCATTATGAATATTTAACACAATAAAACTATCATAAGAGTACTTTTTAACTTCTAAGTCATATTTAGCTTTATCTAATTCTATACAATCATCTAAATTACCTTGTACCTTAAATGTAAACTTATAAGAATCAATATTAATTCTTGTAGCTTGTGTTCCCCAATAAGTATCCTTTTGAAGATTATTATCCTCACTATTAAAAATAATAATCTTATCTAAACAATGGTCTGTAATTCTAGTTCTATAAGGATAACTATCCTTACCATACTTACTAGCTAACTCTGCTTTATATTCCTCTGAATAATCCCAATATATTACATCATTATCTTTAAATTGCTTCATTTAATTCTCCTTTTTGTTTTTGTTTTCAGAATTTATTATACTCTCTTGTTCCTTAAAGTTTTCTTTAGATTCTAGTTCTTTAATAACTTCTAACAAATGTCCTACTGCAAATTCTATTGAGGAAATCCTTGGAGGGTTTGTTTTAAGGGCTTTGTTAATTAAGTTATTTGCTTTAGCTAAGTTTTCTTGGATATTATTTTGTTGTTTCATTTAGTTTTTGCCTCCTTTAATCTGTTGTTTTGCTAATTCAATATATTTTATTGGGTTTACTGTGAAAACTTCATTAGTACCTGTAACTCTAAAAGGACTCTCCCCTTCATAATGATATTCCCACATCAAGTGTCTAATTTTTTGTTCAATACTGAAAGGCTCTCTCCCTTCTTTGAAAAATTCCTCATAAATTATTTCATACTTATCTCTCTCTAAATCTTTATGGTATCTTTTGATTACTGTATTTATAGTAACTCCAATTTTATATAATCCGTTGTATAATCTTAATACGTATAATCTTGTAGGTTCATCTTTCCATTTATTAAATTTAGATATATTCGCACAATAGGGGCATCCTGACCCTTTAGAGAAATTATCAGCTATTGGATAAAAAATATTATTACATATATTACACTTAACTTCTACTTTTCTAGTTCCTCCATCATATATAGCATTACCTAAATCAAATTTATTACCATGAGTCTCTTTACACCTCCTAATAAACTCCTTTTGAGTTACTCTTTGTGTTTCCTTAATCTTGTCTTGGATACATTTAGGACAACCAATCTTAGCTGAATATATAAAGTTATTAGCCATTATCATAAAATACTCTTTATGTATATTACAATAAATCTCTACATCATCTTTTAACCTTTTGAAAACTAATCTATCATAGGAATACTTATCTCCATACTTTTCCTTAGCTTTCTTTAAAAAAGATTTCTTGTCTCCAACATTACTAACTCCTCTCATTTCACATGAACATTGAACACAAGGAGAAAGAGCAACATTTAAAGCTCTGTTTGGGGTAGTTTCAAATGCACCATGCTTTTTACATTTTAAAGTTATTTTATTATGTTGCATTTTTGGATATTCAAATCCTTCCCAATCAATAGTATGATTAATAAATTTTTTATTAATTTTACTTATGAAACCTTCGGTACTTTCTCTTTGAACATTTACATATCTTTCTTTATTACATTCTACGCAAGTAAGACCTCTCTTTAAATCTCTAAATCTTCTACTTAGGATTCCATGTTTAGGACATATAACTTTAGACTTTTCATCATAACCTAATGTAAAATCATATTCAGATAAATCGTAGAAACTATTCATCTCTATAACTTCATCTATAACTTTTTGCTCTCTCATTTTAAATATTTAACTCCTTTTTTAATTTCTGTCTATTCTCCCCTTCGTACTCCCCTAATTCATATTGAATACTCTTACCTATTTCAGCATCAGTTTTCATAGGTAGCTCTTGGTCTTCTAAATACTCCATAGTCATAAATTCTTTCTGTTTACTCCAAACTAAATCTAAATCCTTAATAGCCACATCCACAATTAAATCATCGTGAACTGTATTAGCCATTTTTACATCTATATTATTCTCTCTAGACCACCTTATTAATCTACACATACCTTGATTTGTTAATAATGAGGCACTTTGTCCATGAACATTTACAAAAGTTCTAAAAGAGCTTACAACTTTCTTTAAGTAATCAACTCTATCTTGTTGTTTGTTTTTTCTAGCAGTTTCTACTGCTGACATTAACTCAGCTAATGTTTCTATTTTATCTAAATCATAATTGTATTCAGCTAATATAGGTAAACCTCCCAATACGATTGAATACCCTTCATTTTTAAATTTTTGAAAGGTAAAATTAACCCAATCTCTATATCCTTTTCGTGCATCCCACCACGAATTCCAAATACCTTCAGCTTCCTCAGTAGAACACTCTAATCCCATTTTAACAGCTAAAGGTGAGGCTAAATATGTCATAGGAAATGTAACAGCTGACTTAATCTTCTTTCTAAGGCTACCGTATTCTTTCTTTACTAAAGCCAAATGTTCTAAATTTAAAGGGTCTAAACCTCTTACTGCTGAAAATTTATCAGCCACTACCGATGCGTTGATTAAGTTTACACTATGCTCATCATCAATACCTTTATTAAATAAGTTAATACTAAATTCATCTTTACATATATTGATATTAGCCAAAACTTCTAATTGTGAAAAGTCTTGGGACATCATAACCCTATCTGAATATTTATTATACCCTAATACTGACCTAATTTTACTTTCTTTAGGTATCTGCTGTAAGTTTGGATTAGTACTAGCCCACCTAAAACTTGTAGTATCAGGGGAGAAATTAGCATGAATTCTACCATCATAACTATTATCTGCATATTCTAACCAAGGTTTAAGATAAGTCCCTAATTCTTTATTCTTAGTGGCAATATCACTAAAAATACTTAATATACTATTATCGGGGTACATCTTAGAATATTTAATAAATTGGTCATCATCAGCTTTAGGTAATCCAGTATCCGTACACTCTTCATATCTTACAAAAACTCCTTTATGAATCTCACATTTATTAAAACCTCTTAGATATTTTCTAAGCTTCATCTCAGGAACATTTAATTCCTTACAAGCATCTTCTATTTTCTTAAAAGTTTTTTTCTTTTTAAACTTAGAATTATGTATTTCTCCTACTAAAATAGGGTTATCACATTTACAAACATCATATATTAGAACGTACTTATGTTGAGAACTAGAAGGTTTAAACTTAGGTTTTAGTACAATACTATCATACTTCTCTTTCTCTTCAGGATTAGGAGGTACACCTTTAAATTCTTTACCTTTAAGTCTAGCTATGTCAACCTTTTCATTATACTTAGTCATAGCTTTTTCCATAGCCTCAGCTCTAAGTATTTTCTCTACACTTTTAATATAATCATTCTCATGTAAAACTTTAAAGTGGGTATCCAATATATCTTCATAAGATTTAATCATATCTACACAAGCATCCCTATTTAAAGGTATCCCATCTAACATTAATTTAATAATACCTCTAGTAACCTCTTTCCATTCAGCTTCCCAACAATTTTTTATAGGGTCATCAGCGGGATGTTCTTCGTTTAATTGTTTTAACATATCATCAACAAAAGGCATTACAATAGTGTCTATTCCAGCATACTTAACTAAATCTTCAACTTTATACATAGAATAATCGAACTCATCTTTACTTATTCCTTTTTCTTTTATTATTCTTTCTTTTTGTTTCTCTAATGGAACTTCCCAATCCCCAACTAAAGGAAATGCTAAAGTTTTTAATGATACAGATTCCCTTCTTTCATCACTAGATAAGGTATTATTTTTTAAAATTCTAGCAATAACAAAAGTATCATCCATATTGGTATCAAATGGGTGTATATCAAAGAATCTACAAATAAATTTTAAATCAAATAGACCATTATGATAAACTGTATTTCTTTTAGTCATAATAGCTTTCATATTTTTAGTAATAAAACTTTTATATTCATCTGAAACATCTATACTTGGATGTTCATATGCAAAAACATAAGAGGTTAAAGGTTTATGTCTAGGTGTCCAAGCAATAGTTAATATCTTACTATCTTTTCTCTCAAATCTTAAACTATTAGTTTCTAAATCTCCATATAACCTTTCACTTTTTGCAATATCCTTAAAAGCCTTTTTAGCTGAATCTATATCTTTTATTAATGTAATATCAAAATCATCAATATTTAACTTAAACTCACTATCTATAATTATATTACTATCTTTCTCCCTTGCTAAAGTTTCCCATCGTAATCCACAAACCATCTTAACTTTTAAATCATCTGAAATTAACGAATCCACAAGAACCCCTTTAGATTCCCACTTAGATGTATCCCTACCTAATAATTTTCTAAAGATATAATTAGAATGATATTTTTTATTCTCAAACCCAATAGTATCATCGACCAAGACATTACAACCAACAACCCTTAGAAACTCTTCTAATTCTTTAACACTCTCCCGTAATTCCCCTACACCGAACTTTTTTGTTTCTTTATCAAAAAGGCTAATGTAGAGAACTTCTTTGGGAGAAATACCGAATTTAAACATTTCTAAACCATATTTGGTTAACTTTCCTCGGTCATTATTCCCAATAAAATTCTTTATTATAATAATATTAGGAGAAACCCCCTCTTGTTGACATCTCTCTAAAACATCTGTGTTAAATACTTTCATTAATTATCTCCTTTGTCCCATAAATCTATATAATATATAAAATCATTATCAATATTTTCATAAGTATATCCTCTTCTTAGACTATGTTTATGGAAGCACCAATACATAATAAAGTTTATTTCCTCTTCATCAAGTTCTATATAATTATCTGTATAAGAATCATATAAAGTAATAGTATCTTTATAAAAATCTAAATAAAGTCTACTATTAATTGAACTATATCCACAAAAAATATCCATTTAATTATCCCCCTTAACAATCTTATTAAGTATTATATTGACTTGTTCCTTAAGGTTTTCTAAATCAGAATTATTATTAATAGTATAATCAAAAGAATATCCGTCTAAAGATTTAGCACTTTCTAAATTAAGCTTTTTAATACCATCTCTTTGAATTTGTATTGTGTTAATATTAAAAGGAACTTCATCTGTAAAATAATTTCCTAAAACATCTGAGTTTTGCTCGTACCATTCAAAATTATATTCCTCAAAAACTAAAAACTCAATAGGAAATCTATAATCAGATATAATAAAATATTCACAATCTGATTCTTGAACTTGTTTTAAAACAATATCAGCCCAAATAGAATCTCCACCAAGAGTCTTAGCAATTTTATTACCAAAAGTATCTAAGAAAGTTCTGAAATCTGTTAAGTGTTCAGTTGGTTGATAATCTATATCTTCCTCATAATCCATTAAGTGTACACCCCATCTATCACTATTATTCTTATAATCATCTAATTGTTCTCTTGTAAGATTAAACATTTCACAAACCATATCTTTAAGTTTATCTGCAAAAGCTAAAACCTTAACAGTTTTTCCTTGTTTTAATAATTCTTCTTGCATAATCTTTGCTGTTGTATCTTTACCAGCTCTTGCTAGTCCATTTAAAAGCATTACCTTTTTAGTATTTTTCATTTAATTATCTCCTTTATATCACTTATTTTTATTTTTAAATCCAATATTTCTTCTTTTAAGGATTCATTTTCTTGCATTAATTCTGTAATATTAGCATCAATAAATCTTGATTCAATATAAAATATAAAAGTATCCATACAACCTCTTACTTCCTCATACTTATCCATATTACCATAAAAGCAATCATAAGATAACTCTTTTAATAATTTATTTGTAGTATTTTTCATTTAATTATCTCCTTTTAATTTATTATATAAAATTATTACAAAAACATTACCCATATAAGTAGTTTCTACTTTATATATTTTCTTAAGACCCTCTATATATAAAATATCTAACATAGAACTTAAATCAGCAAAGCTTGTACAAGTTATCATAGCAAACTTTTGTTCTAATGTTGTATTAAATTCTAACTTTACTGAACCTTCTAATAAAGAATCTTCTATGTAATAAGTTTTGTTGTATTCATTTTTCATTGTTGTATTCATTATTTCCTCCAAAAAATTTATTTATAAAGAATTATAACAAAGTAATTATAAAAGTATGCTTAAGTGAAAATATATGAGATTGTATTATGTAGTATATTTCTTGTTTAGATTTTTTGATAGAAAATAGGAAGTAAGTTTCCTTTATAAGTAAATTAGAGAGTACCTCTACCAAAAATACTCTCTAATTATCAACACAAAGGTGGTAATGAGTTAGTTTATACTCATTTCGGAGTAATAATGTTGCTTAATCTTTCTTTCTTTTAAACTGTTTTTCAAGTCTTTCGTGAATATCACTTATCCACAATAATTCTCCTAAAGGCTCAAAAGTATAAACCTCAAAGGCTCTTTGGCAAGGAATAACCTTATTAGGAACTCCATGTCTACATTTCTTAATACAAATTGCTACTTCGTTATCTTCTGCCATAGTAATACTTGAAACAACTGCTAAAACTAAATCTGCTGTTTGAGCAAGTGCTTTAGAGTATTTATTATTAAGTAATCCACTAGCAGTACTTTCATTTTCAACTTGATTTAAAATCCATATTCTAAATGAATGTTTCTTTGCTAAGGCTTTAGCTTTTCTAGCAAATACTTTATAATCATTAGCTTCTGAATGTGTTGGATTCTCAAACTCTAACTCAGTAATTAAATCAATATAACAATCATCAATTTTATCTCCGTACTTATCTAAGTAATTTAGAATACCTAAATCTGTTGGTAAATCATCTTCTAAGAAATCTTCTTTATAACCAGCTTTATAAGTATGGTCTCCGTTTGAAGCTATTATTTTAAGGAAGTTCTTTCTAAGAGGATAATTCTCAAACTCTTCTAAAGCCTTTCTATTTAATATACTAACTGCTTGTTCTAAAGTAATCTCTCTTTTAAGAACATAACTAACAGCTTCAACTCTTAGAGGGCTATCACTTACAGAGTAAATACCTTTTTCAATTTCTGTTGCTGGTACTTTTGATATATGAGATTTTATCCTTAAAGAAAGTTCTCCCATATCTAGCTCATAATTATACATTTGTTCATTTCTACCTTTTAGATAATTATTTAACATTGATTGTAAAGCCAAGACACTTTTACCCATTGCAGTACCTCCAATAAGATTAATTAAACTACCTTTAGGAACATACTCAGCACCAGTACCTAAACCAAAATCTAATCCTGAACTTACTTTATTATCTGTTAAAATAATATTATCCATAAGTTCTATTGTATCAGAGCCTTTTAAATCAATAGCATTAGAAGCACTAACACTAATAAGGTTATTTGCTAATTCTTTTACTAACTCAAAGTTCCCATCATTAATTGCTGAAACAACTTTTTCAGTATTAGTCATAGCAATATCTTTTTTATATTCTTCTTCAAGTAAATCTTCTAATTCAGTTGTTGTTAAATCAGATTTGTCTTGAGAACATATTACTGACATAATACTATCAAGTCTTTTTCTTAACTTAATATTATCGGGAGTATCATTAGGAACAAACTTAGGAACACTCTTTTTAATAATAGCTTTTGAAGGAAATTCATTTTTAACTTTAATATACTTTTCAATTTTATCAACTAATATTTTATAATCTTCTTGTAAATAATCTAAGTTATTAAGCCAAATGTTCTTTTCTTCAAAAAAACTATTAATGATTTCAATATTTATATTATTCAATTACCTTTCCTCCTTACTCTCTTTATTAATACAATCTTTATAAGAGGTTTCTTCAACCATAACTTTATCAAGAATTTTATTAACAATATCTAATGAGTTATTATATGTAACTCTTTCTAAATGAGATACCTTATTTTGATTACTTGTTTTAGATTTAATCTCTTCAATAACTCTATCTCTAATATCTTCTATTAAAATTATTTTACATAAGTTACTCATTAACAACTCCCAAATTTATATGATATAAAACAATCATCTTCATCTGACCAAAAGAAACCAAGAGTATTTAATTCTTCTAAGTCCTCTTTAGAAACATCAATTGCATTAACAACACAGATATATAAAGTATCATGTTCACAATGTGTTGGATAATCTGTATCCGTGTACTTACTAAAAATTTGTAATGCTTTAATTAAATCATTCATTATAACTCTCCTTTAATCCAACAATCTTCTGTTATTGGAGTATTATTATCTTCTAAAATAAACCAATCTAAGTCATCAGTATCACAATTACAATACTTATAAACATGTGTATATTTCCCCTTGTACTTATTAAAAAATACATCATCTTTTTCAGTATATTCATTAGGATTTTTACTTACAAGAATATCTTTAAAATTATCTTTTATTGTTACTAATTTTACATTATGTAATACTTTAAATAAAAAAGCCATTTTTTCATCAGTTGTATTAAATTCTAACTTTTTTGTTCCCATTATACTTCTCCTTTATAATCAACACAAAAGAATTCTTCTAAATCTTCTCTCATACCTCTTTCCTTAAAAATCTTCTCTAACTTAGCACAAGCTTTTGAAAGTGTGTTTTTAGTAGTCTTATAATCAATACCTAGTGCTAAACTAATCTCTACTTCACTCATCCCATCGGAATGTACTACATGAGGATTTTTGCATAAATCTTTTATTTTATTCAAGTTATTAATATTTTTCATTTATTTTCCTTCTTTTAACTGTTCTATATCTAATAAATCTAAAACCCATCTTAGTCTATAAGTACACTTATACCTATCTGATATATATTTTAATGTATCTTTAACTTGCTCTAAACTTTCATAACCATAAGTTTCAAAACCCCTTCTACCATCAGAGTACCCATAATAGTTTACCTCAGAGTCGTTTCTATAAACATTATGCAAAGCTTCAAGATGAAATTTAATTGAGTTTAACTTTTCTCTTATTTCATTAAGAGTATAATTGTCTAATTTACCTTTTTCTATAAAATCCTCCCATAAGATTTTATTAATCTCTTTTGAGTGAATATTATATGATGTTTCAAATTTCTTTTCAAATCTTAATTTAGTCTTTCTTTTCATTTATTCTCCCTCTGTATTTTCATAAATATCTTTTGTTCTTTTAGTTTCATAAGTGTTTTGTGTATAAGTAATTAACTCTAATAAAGATTCAATGTGTTCTTCATTAAATGGAATACTTATAGTGTCCTTTTCTGCTAAATCGACTTGACCTCTAAGATACCATAAAATATCCTTACAATCTTGTACTTCTTTAATTAATGTTTTATTAATATATGTCATTTATTCTCCTTCTTTTACCAACTAAAAAGCATATCTTTTGCTCTCAATCTAACCTCTCTATTTCTATCCTCCAACCCTTTTGAATAGTCAACTCCAAATACTTCTATACCATTGGTATTTTTTGTATTAAGTAGCGAGTAGCTGAGTGTCCCATTTTCTATTGCTTCATTGGTATCATATTGTAACCCAACTATTACATAGTTATCAGCTTTAAAATTATTTATACATCTTGTTTTACATTCAATAATCTTTCCACTATTTTTTTCTACTAAGATATAGCATATGTCTTCTTGTTCTAATTTCATTTATTCTCCTTTATTTATTTTTGATAAGATAATTATATACTACATTTACTTAAATAATACTTAACTACTATACTAAATAAATAAATCTATAATGTTAAACCCTTTAATATTTTTTGTAGGTAAAACTTTTACATAGTCTTTCATTGTTCTTAATGTTGGAAGAGTTGTATATTTATATTTATTTTCGGTAATACCTTTATAAATAATTTTAATATAAACTTTATCTTTATCACTAATTTCATTATCTTTTCTCTTCAATCGACCTATCTTTTGAATAATCTGATTAGGTGTTTCACTTAAATCTACATCAATAAAAACACTTAACCGATATAATGATAAAGCTTCTACTACCGAAGTTCCTCCAATCACAACTTTAATCTCTCCGTTATCATATTGTTTGAAATATTCATCGTACTTATCTTTTTTAGTATTTTTATTAAAACATACTGTCTTAATTCCTTTTTGATTTAGTATTTCAGAAACTCTCTCTTGGAAATAGGAGTTAGTATTAAATAATAAAACACCTCTATTAAGTTGAACTTGCCATTGAATGAACTCTATAATACCTCTTACTAAATCTTCTTTAGTAAATATAAAATTCTTTTTATGAGCAAAATGTTCTAATTGTTTATACTTTACTATATCATTTCTTCCAATATCAATATTAATAGGTAAATATTTAATATCAAAATCAATAGAGCCTTCACTTGTAATAAAGTTAGGACTAGCAATAGCATTGATATAACCCTCAGTAACTATCTCAGGAGTGGCACTCAAATAAACTCTATACTTAGGATTCATACCATAAATAATGTTTCTTCTCTCTTTAGATAACATTCCTAAGTGAACTTCATCTGCAACCAACAAACTATACTTGTCTTTAAGAGCTTCCAATATATCATTATTTTGAAGTGCTTGTACTGAAGCAGTCATATAAGGAGTTATTTTAGCACCATTCCTTAACCACTCTGTATTAATCTCTGTATAATGTTCTTCCCAATTATCAACATATTTCATAACCTCTTGTTTAAAAGATTTTATATAGCTTGTTTTTGAAGCAACAAAAATCATAGGAACTTTTAATAAATACCCTAAGAATACTGATATCAAGGTCTTTCCAGCTCCAGTAGGTAAAGCCATAATAGCATTATACTTGTATTCTTCTAACTGATTAAGCCATTCCATTTGTTCTTCTCTTGGAGTAATATTTACATTAGGGTAATGTTCAATCCTTGGATTAGCTCTTCTATCAGAAACCATAAATTGAATATTATGTTTCTTAATAATTGGTAAAAAATAATCTAAATTAGCTGGTAATGAAATCCACTTTTCATCATTTTTCCAAGTAACAACTTCAAGAAGATTAACTGTTTTATCAACATATGACTTAGAAAGTGCATCAAATTCTTTATAAGTAAACATATAGTTTGAAACAATATCTTGTCTAACTTCTCTTGGAAGGTCTTTCATTTTAATAAATATTTTATTTGCTATATATATATTTAACAAGGTATCTCCTTTTATTTTTACTATTATTTAATCTTCTTTTATTCATTTCATAAAGCTCTTGACTAAAATACTTCTTTAGAACTTGTATTATATTATAAATATCCTTAGAATATTCTTTATTACCACCTTTTCCCCATTGGTTATAGTATCCCCAAGCCTTTTTCCAATTACCTTTAGCTTTCTTCAAACAAGAATTTAAGGTAATAATTGCTTCACTAAAGTTTAGGTCATAATCTCTTAAATCTTCCATTGCTCTTGCAGTATTCCATTTGGTAGGTTTTAGACTTTGTCTTCTAAGATACTCTCTTGTACTTATTTGGAAACTACCTACATCAACACTTGTTGCAGAGTTAATATTATAAAAATATCTATCTCCAAATGTTTCTTTAAAGTGTATAGCAGTAAGTGTATAAGACAAATCGTACGGAATAGCTTTAACAAAAGTTTTTACTAAAGCACTTCTTTCTTGTGTACTTAATTTCTTAAATTCTGTATGCCAATATTCAATAGACTTTGCTGATAAAACATTCACCCAAAATAGTGTTATTAAAAATGTTAAGATAAATTTTCTCATAAATTCTCCTTTAAAAGAAGCCCTAAAGTTAATCTAAGGCTTAATAGCTCCTAAATCAATAGCTTCTGTATTTGTTATGTAAGTATTATAGAACACATAACCTTTAGTTTTACTTAATTTAACCTCTTTATTAAACTCTTTTTTAACTTCTGCGTTCAAATCTTTTACTCCAAACTTAGCTTTATAAAAGTAATATTTAACAAAAGCTTCTTTTCTAGGATATTTTTTGTAAATTCTTTTGAATAAACTTACTAAAACACTATGTAAAGAACTATAATACCCAAGAACTACTTCATAATCTTCATTAGTATTTTTATTTGTTTTCTCTGTACTAACAACATAATTATAAGTATCAAATCTTCTTAAGGTATATGGTTTAACTTTTAATACTAAAGAATTCTCTCTAAAATCTTCTTTAGCTTGTTGAATATTGTTTGTTATATTATTTTTGCTCATTATCTTTTCTCCTTAAATTATTTTTTTTTAATTTAGACTATGCTAGAAACATTAATAAAACTAAACAAATAAAAATAAGTATTAGTAAAAATGTAATCATAAATACTCCCCTAAATTAAATTCATTAATGTAATCCTCTACAACATCATGTACAACATCACTATCAATACCTTGATTAATATAACTTTGCACTAAATCAACTATATTATTCATCTTCAAGTTTTAATTTTGCAACTACTTTATCAAGGGCTGACCTATCCTTACTCCCTAATTCAGTATCTTTATAGGCATTATATTGAATAATCTCTTTTTGGTCAAGAGTTAATTTCAATAAATCCTTCTTTGTATTTATGTTTAGTTTAATTTTTAATAATTCTTTCATTTTAATTTTCTCCTTTAAATTTGTTTTGTAAGTGTATTATTTTCTTAACTTAAATAAAAACTCTTGCATTCTATCTACTGAATCCTCAGCACTTTTTAAATGTTTATCCATAATATTTTCAATTTCTCTAGGCTTACAATTTTCTATTTCTTTAGTCATTTTATTAATGCCATCTTTCACTTGTTTTAACCAATGTATAACTACTCTATTCTCTTTTCTCATAATTTTCTCCTTTAATTTGTTTTGATAAAAGTATTATTACACAATGTTTATTAAATATAGCTTAATAGCTTAAAAATATAAAACTTTTCCACAATCTTTACAAGTAAATGTACTAAAATATTCATTATCAATTCTATTTTTATGAGAACATTTACTTTGAAACTCTTTTGTAATAGTATCTAACACAGAAATTACATTATTAAGTTTTTCTCGTTGCTTTTCATAAACTTTATTTAAATTATTAATTTCATTTTGATACTTTTCTATTTGTTCTTTATTTAACATAGTTCCTCCTTTACCACTTTATACTATTATTATAAGAAATATGATTATCAAAAGCATTTTCTAAATCAACTTTATCAGAATATTCTGAGTAATCATATTGTCCAAAAGACTTAATCTCAACAATATCTGCTTCTAAAACAAGCTCTCTTATATCTCTTACTAAACCATTTGCTTCATGTATTCCTAAATAATTAATATTATGAATAAGTTCTCCAACAACAATTACATTATCATCTTTCCTTAAAGGTTTTGTTGAGATAACTTTATAAATCATTGTTCCTGTTAAACTCTCTGTTGTAACTTTATAGATACATTGCTTAATATCAATTATATCTGAAACTGTTCCTTGAATAATAACTTTATTCATTTTCTTTTCCAATAATCTCTATCTGTACTTAGATAATTGAAATCAACATCTAAATCAGGTTGTATAAATAAAGCAATTCTTGCAAATAACTCAGCAAATAAACCAAAAGGAAATGCTAATATTGTTCTTATACTATCCATTATTCTCCTTCCTTATAAACTCTTCTAACAAAGTGGTTATTACTTACATCTTCATATTTATAACAAGCTCCAAATATTTTTATATATTTACCATCAAATTTAAAACCTACGAGGTTATACTCTTTAGTTATTCTTTCATCATTCTCTTTTGTATTTAAGTAATATTTTACCATTATTCTTCTTCCTCAAATTTTTGTTGTTTTAAATCTTTCAAAACACTTTCAAAGTAATCAATAGCTTCATCTAAATTATGATGAATAAAATCTGCCGAAGTTTGTTCGACAATATCTCCATTAAGATTTACAAAAACTACTTTAACAAAATCCATATCTATAAACTTTGTTGGAATAACTTTAAATGTTAGTTGACTCATTATTTCTCCTTATCTTATACTAAAAGTATTCATAAATTCTTTAGTTTTATCTGATAGTTCAATATCATTAAGTTTTTGTAACATATCTCTTTTATCAATAAAATTATGAATAATATCTTCATTTAAAATTGCATAACAACATTTATGTTCTGCAATAAACTTAGGGTTTGTACAATCACCCCACTCTCCAAGTGCATTTTTATAGATAAATGTAAATCTTTCAAATTGATTCATTTTTTCTCCTTTTAAATTAAATCTTCTAGTTCTTCATCACTAGGATAACTCTCTCCATACCATTCCCAATTATCAACACCTCCAATTTCAAGTTTATTTAATATATAATCTCTTTTTAATAAGTGTTCATATTCTTCTTTTGTTATATCTATGTTTCTAGGTGTGGTAATAGTATATTGTTTCTTCAAATCTAAGATTTTATTTGAATATATTTCCATTTCTTGTTTATTATTCTCAATTATTTCTTCTGACTTCGCAATAAACCCTTTTAACTCCTCTAAATACTTTTCTTGAATGTCTATTTTATTATTTAATACTGATATAGTTGAAGAGTTATTAGAGATAATATCCTCTTTTACTTTTATAACATTATCTAAAGCTTTTATTTTCTTAAACTCAATAGGCTCATCAGCTAAAAGTCTATTTTCAACAATACATAATATATAATTTTCAACATCTTGTAAAGCATCTATTACCTCTTGGTATTCATCACAAGTATGTCTTTGTGGTGTTCCTTGATTTCCTACCATACATTCTGTACACCATTGACTACCCTCTAAATCATCTCTGAATTGTGGATATACTTTTACTTCTGAAAAATCATCAGATATTTTTCTTATTACCTCACAAGGTGCATTCATATAATACTTTTTTGTTATCTCTTTCATTTTATTTCTCCTTTTAAATTTTATTTATAAAGAATTATATCAATAGTAAGTTTAAAGTAAGCTTAATTTATAGGTGTTTAGGAATATTTTTCGGGAATTTATGTAAGAAATACTTTACAAAATAACGATATTCGTAAAAATGTAAAGTATTTTAAGCACTATAGAGGTTATAGGGTTATATATTTAAATTATTTTAAGAGTCTTATCTATTAACTCTTGTAACTTTTGTTTATCTTCTTTAAGATAGTCGTTTGAATCACTCTTTTCAGAAGCACTCCATGGGTGTTTAAAGAATTTTACTTTAAAAGATTTCTTTAATAAATGATAACTCTTACCATTAAACTCAAATCCTGCTGAGTCTTTATCCCCTACAAGGACTATTTGTTTAATATTACTTTTATAAAGAACTTCAAGCTTGTCTTCTATTGAAGCAACTCCGAAGTTATATACTGCTTTATATCCTAATTCTATAAAAGCTAAAGCAGAGAATAACCCTTCGTTAATAAATAATGTATTAGCTTCCTTGAAGTCTTCTTGATTTAACAAATCTTCAAACCCAAAGAAATTATCTGTTTTACAATTCTTAGAACGAAGAACTTTAGGAACAATATCTTTACTTGTACTGACAGCATCAAATCCTTGTAATTCTTTTTTATAATTATATAACGGAAAAATTAATCTCTTTTTATAATAATGATTACTATCTGTTATAAAACAACTTACTTTAGAAAATGTTTTAGGACTTATCCCTCTATAATTTTGTTTGAAGTCTTTATATTTAGGAGGTAAAAAGATACTATTTTTCCAATCATTTTTAGGTTTACTTTCTTGGAGTTCTCTTTTAGCTTTGAACTCTTTGAACATTTTATCCATTTTGTTTTTAAATAATAATTTTTTATCAACCTTTCCTCCAAGAAATTCTACTAATTGAGTCATATTTAAATGAAATCCACATGAAGAACAATGTACATAGTATTCCCCTTCATTTTCAAAAGAAGTAAATGCTGAAGGATTTTCCTCTGAATGATTAGGTGAAATACACACGTGTTGTACCTTATTTCCTGAGTCTTTATGTTTTAAATCATTTGTTTCAAGATATTCTAAAAGTTTTTGTTTATAATCTTCCATATTAATTTACTTTAATAATATCTCTTGGTAAAATATGAACTTTATCAATAGTCCTATTATAGCTTCCTTTGATAATATATTCCCCATCATCAACTCCAGTACAAGTAGGAAAATATACATTATTAACCCTTTCATCTTTACACTTAGCTATACCTTCCTCTATAATACATCTTACTTCAAACTTTTCATTATATCCTATTAACATTATATCCTCCTTAACTTAAATTTTAACTTTATAACTCTTACCATTAGTTTCTATTAAATTAAACATATGTGTAGCACTTAATCCCTCAGAAATATCTTGATTGAAATTCTCCCAAGACCTTTTCTCTAATATATCATAGTTAGTTTTATCTAAAAGAACTTCTAAGTTACCAACTATTCTAGTACCTTTTACTAATTCCCTTCCTTTAGTATCCTTTTGCTTAGTGTATTCTTCTTGTTTAATACTTTCAGAATCAGCATTTAAAATAACTCCTGTAATAACTTCCTCTGATTCTTTACTTTTAAAGATTCTGAATTTAGTTATTTTGTTTAGGTCTTTTGTTTCTTTTAACTCATTTTGTTCATTTGTTTCTTTATTCATTAATTTTCTCCTTTTATGTTTTCTAAAGTAGGTGTTTCTAGGTATTCCCACCATTCAGAGCCATCGTACTCATTTCTTTCTAACCATGCTTTATCTTTAAACACAATAAAGCCACCCACTTCTCTACCACCGAATCCATTATTATACTCAAAGTCTAAATATTCTAAATCAAAATTACCTTTACAATGTACTTTTACATCTTCATCAAGCCAACTAGCACTATGAATATAACAATAATCAATATCTTCGATACTTTTATTATAATAATCAATTAAACTAAGCATTTCTTCTTTTAAATTTCTCATTTTAATTTTCTCCTTTTAATTTACTCTTATTTTTTAAACATTAGTATTATAACACTTACTTTATTAAATAATCCTTAAATAGAATACCTTTTTACGATATAAATTTTAAAGAACTATTCAAAAAGGTATAATGTATAGGCTAAACCTTTTAAGCTTTATTTATATCGTAATACTAAAAGTTAGTTTTTATTCTTATTTTTAAACTCTTCCATTTCCAAATCATTTATTTTATCTTGTAACTCAGTTGCAGGACAACCACCTTTCCATTCTAAATGACAATTTTTACAACCTATTTTATTACAAGTATTAACAATAAGGTTTTTAAATCTTTCTCTTAAGTCTTCAATTTCATTATTCATTTATTCTCCTTATTTTTTAAACTTAATACTAATAAGTTTATATAAACCTAACTTAACAATAATTCCCTCAAAAGTACTTAGTACTCTCCAATATTGAGGGTTGCTAAAAGAGAAGTCTTTACCTTTTCTATTCTTACCACAATTTATCTTAACTTGTTTCCCTTTAGAATCTGAATAAACAAACCCGTAAGTATGATTCATTAAAACTTTCCCTTGGTAAAGTAATAACTGTAATTGTTGTTGTTTAATTTGTTGTTCTATATTTTTCTTCATTTATTCTCCTTTATAGTTCTTATAGTTCTTATAACTCTTATAACTCTTCTAATTCTTTTAGTAATAACTCTTTATGAGCTTCAAATCTTACTAAAACATCTTTTAAAATACCTTTGTAAAGATTACTCGGTACGTTTCCTTTGTAATAAATATCTCCAATATAAAAGCCACTACTATCTCCATACTCATATAAACTAAATGATAAATCATCTCTATCTATATTGTTTTTTATAGTTTCTATTTGTTTTAATATTGCCTCATATTCATCTTTTAGTGAGATTACCCTTTCTAAGTTTTCAATTTTCATTTGTTCTCCTTTATATTTCATTTACAATAATTTCTGATTTAAATGTGTTCATAATTTGTACAACATAAACCTCTTTATTAACTTCTTTAGCACTTAACCTTTTAGCTTCTTTAACAGCATTTTCATAAGTATGTCTTACTTTAGGTTGTCCTTTTCCATTAACATATACTAAGTATTTTTCTTGTTGACTTTGTTGTTCTGTTGTATCCTTTTTAGGACACTCTGTTGCATAAGTTAACGGATTAGGAATTACTGTTGGAACTCTTTTACTTGTTAGTTTAACTTCATCAAAATCTATATACCAAGCCTCTTTTAATTCCTCTGAATAAACATGAATATAGTCTCTATCACTTGTAATACCCTTAACCTTTAAATTAGTAAAATGTCCTTTGAAGTAACTTGCATTTTTACTATCAGGATTAATAAACTCTACAATATCTCCTACTTCAATTTCTTGTGAGTTTACTTGAGGTGTTTCTTCTTCAATAATATCTTTGAAGTTATATATTGTGTAGCCTTTTTTAGAGAAATATTCTTTTCCACTAAATTCACAAATGTTCTTATAAGCAGTACTATTAGCAATAACTTTACCTAACCTACGCTCCTTTGCATATTTCTTACCTTCCATAGTATCGTACCTACCTAAATCTTTATCCATATGTTTATCTAAAAAGTTATACCATACTTCAATTTCTTCAAGGGTATTACAAATAACACCTACTTTTTCAGTTTTTACCTTTTGGATAAATTCTTCTTTGATTTTAATTTTGTTTGTTTTCATGTTTTTCTCCTTTTTGTTGTTTTATAAATGTATTATATAATGTGTTTGCTTAGAGTTTACTTAATTAGATTAGTTCCACTCAAACTCACATCCATAACCATAACAAATATCATATGCTTCTTGTACTTCTTGTTTAGTACACTTTATTCCTTGATTATTACAATTATGTATCCAATAAGAACAAGCTTCTTCATAACTTAGTATATTTTTTGTTAAAAAAGTAAACTCAGAGATTAAGTACTCAATAGCTTTGTTGTTGATATATCCTTCAGGATAAGTATCTAGAGTAATTTCTAATGGAGGTACTCTTCCATAACTATTACTTCTTGTAGGTGTGTAGTCTATGTTGTCCATTGTTTCTCCTTAATAATAAATTTTGATATAGGTAATAACCTTTGAGGTATTTGATAAACAGAAATTACTACATCATTAGTATAAAGTAATAAATATTTATCATAAACTAAAACGCTCATAATATTTTTATGATTTAATGTTTGAGAGCATATCCATTTGTTTAAATGATTTTTAGTTTTATGTAATTTAATATCTCCTTTAATAGCGTTTTGTACTAATTTATCAAAAGACTTTTTATTTAATCCACATCTCTTTTTAGCATTTTTATATGCGTGTTCTTTAATAGTTAATTTCATTATTTCTCCTTTAATTCTTCTAATATTTTAATTGCTTTAGGCAAATCTTCTAAGTACATATCCATATCAAGATACCCTTTAGTTTTTAAGTCCTTAAGAAATTCTATTACTTCTTTTAGTTTAGTATTATTATCTAAAAACTTTCCATAACATTCTGCATAGTCTAGCTCCTCAGAAGTATCATCTCTAATAATATTTCTTGTAACCTCTTCTCCTTTGTGTTCCTTTACTAAGATTACTGCTTCAAGTTTAGATGTAGCTTTAACTTTATAAATAATATCTCCTCTTACATAACCACTATAAGGAACTTCTACTTCATAATATTCTTCCATTGTTTCTCCTTTATCTTCTCTTATTTTTATATTCTATATTTCTATACCAACCATAACCATTATGTTTAGGTTCTTCATAAAATTCATATAAAGCATTAGCATCCATAAACCAATTCTTTGAATTATTATTTCTTAAAATAAATCTATCTAAGTCTATTAAAGTTTTTCTTACTTTTTTGTATGTTTCCATAGTTTCTCCTCTTAATTTTGTTTTGATAAAAGTATCATATAGGATTGTTTCTTAAAGTTTTATTAAAGTAAAGACTAAATAAGATTCTTTTTAGGTTTTCTTTTTAGAGGTCTTATTTAAGAGATTGAATAATAAAACTTTATTGTCCATAGCTTCCTCCTTGCTATCGCAAGAAGAAACCTTGCCTAACCCTACCGTTAATAAAACAAATCTATTCAGAGGAATAAATAAACTATTTTAAAAATTATCATAAAAAGAAAAAACATTTTAATAAATAACAATTTTACGAGACTGAAAGTCGAAGTAAAATAAACCTTATTAAGTAAAGCCTTAACAAGTAAACATTAAAAGGAAGTCTTACAAACATTGTTACAAAATTGTTTATCAATGAGTTTTAAAAAGATTATTCTAAAGGTATGTTCTAAAGAATTATTTACAAGATTGTTTGATAAAGTTTGTTTATTAAATTGTTTCATAAGTTCACCCATAAAGGACTTGCTTATTAAGTAAAAGTTTTTTAGAGATATGTTTTTTAAGAACATTGATAAAAAGGTTTAGTAAGCCTTCCTTTCGCTTCGCTCAAGGTGTTATATTATAAGATATTTGTTTTTAAAGGTAGGTCTTTAAAGAAAGGTTTAATGAAGATGTTTTGTGAGGATATTTTTTAGGAGTGGTTTAAAAATGTTGTTTTTTGTGGATATTATTTAGAATTGTTCCGTAAAAGGGTTTAGAGGGTTTGTTTAAGGAAGATTATTAAAGGGGTTTGTTTTAATGAGAATATTTAATGAAAATACTTTGTGAGTAATTTTTTAGGTAAAGGTTTAGAGAAATGTTTAGAGAGAATTGTTTAATGAAACTTACTAATGAGATTGTTTTGTGAGATTTTGTTTTTAAAGAGATTTTAAAAGGATATTTTTTATGGAAATATTAAAAGGGAAATGTTTAGAGAAATATACTCTAAAAGGTGTTTTTAGGAAGTCCCATTTTAAGGGGTTTTACTTTTCATTGATTTTCAAAAGGTTCAAGAATTGAAATTTAGCCCCATCAATAGGGGCTTGTAGAGGCTATCCCTTAAAAGGATATTAGGAAAAGGTGCAAAAAAGGATTTGTTTATTTTAACCTGACGTTAGCAGTTCTGTTTTCACTTTTTTACTTCTAACCATGTCTTAAGAATATCTCTCATTCGTTTAGAAGGTATATAAAGGTTTATCTCCCTATCCTCTTTTGAAGCAGATTGGTTTCTAATTCTACTTCTCCATATCCATTGTATTAAAGTACCTAAAGCAAATTCATCTTCATTAATACTTATATTATCACTCCTATGGGAGAAATACATAGTAAGGCTTGTATGAGGGAATACATTGAGAATATATGCTAAGTTCTTCTTATGAATATAGTTGTTAGTAGCTCTTACATTAAAAGATACATAAGAAGTTTTATGACTAGCCCATCCTTTATCAGATATTAGATTATACTTCTCTTTGAGAGTTGTAACCATATTCTCATTAGCAGTCCCTTTACATAATGTTTTGAAGAAGTTGTTACCATTCTTTCTTAAGGAGTTAGTATAAACAGAACCTTCTTTTACATTCTTTCTAAACCAAGTACTACTTAAAGCATAATAATCATCTCCAATACTATTAAGTTTATCTGACTCAACTATTCTTATTAAATCGGCTATCTCTTGTTTAACTTCACCTGAAGTTGGCTCATAATTTACTAGCTCACCTTTTTTAACTGATAGATACTCATATTCAACATTATATAAGTCAAAGTAAGGTTTTTGAATACTCCCATTAAAGAGATACGTTAATATATATACTTCCTTAAATTGTTTGAATATATTTACTGGTAATTCCCACATCATTAACTTATTATTAACAGATAGTAAATGTCCGTTAATACATAATACCATTTCTTCATAGAACTTACTTCCTTTAGAGTATTTATCAATAGGGTGTTTAACTTCATCCCAACGAACATAACCATCTTCATCAATGTAAGCATAGTAATTAAAGAAATCTTCTTTATCTGTTTCTGTTTTAAAAGTAAACTCCTCAGCAATACTAGCAACCTCATCAAGTATAAGAGTATACTCCCCTACTTTTATATTCTCTTGTATCTCTAAGTCAAACCTACTTAGTAAAGCATGAGTAGTAATTATATTAATACCATTAAATGTATAATCCCTTAAGGTATCTAACTTAGCTTTTTTCTCTTTATGATTTACATAAGGTGTCTTTGCTAAAGGTAAAGCTTGTTGTACTCTCTCAACCTCATCTAAGTAAGGTGTAATATACATAAATCTTTCATCAGCATTTTGTTTCATAAAGTTTATAGCCCAAGTAGTCTTTCCTTGACCCATGATAGAATCAACTACTTTAATCTTTGGTTTATTTTCCAATCTAATCTCCTTTCTTGTTCAATTTTGAAAACAATGTTCATTGAGTACCCTTTTTAGGTACTCTTTATAAAACTCCACCTAACCTTTCACCCAAAAACTCACCTCGAAAGTATCCTCGCTTAGTACCTCGAAGTTATTTTCTTGTTTAAGAGGTTTCATATAAGCATAGGATTCTATCTCATATTCTAATCCTTGCTTAAATTCTATCTCAGTATAATCTGCTACAACTATATATTTAAGTTTACATTTTTTTGGCAAGGTTGTTACATAAATCATCTCTTCCCAAGACAGAACCAACTCATTCCTAACCAAAACCCTATCCCCAAGTTTAGGCTCAGAAGTTTCTCCTTTACCTAACTCCTTAAATGTTTCAAGAACCTCATTATAAATGTCTTTGTTTGGGTCTTCTACTGAAGCAGTAGAATTATCGTATATAGGGTTTAAACCTTGAATATATACCCTATCCCTAGATTCATAAATTTCAGTAGCATCCTTACTTATAATAC